GTTACTCGAGGTGGAGAAGAATTTGCTAGATTGAGCACGCGAATGTTTGATGATTATGCACCAAACACTGATCAACTGCGTCAAATGGGCCTTACTAACAAGGACCTTAACGAACTTCTAATGATACAGAGCGTATCTACTCGTGCTAAAATGAAAGACGGGGACGAAAAAGATAAGAAACTAATTGAAAACGCAATGGCATTAGGTACAGAAATGGATCTAATGGCCAAGCTAACTGGTAAGAGTCGAGAAGCTCAAATGGAGCAACAGCGTAAGAATCAACAAGACATGGCGTTTGAAGCTGCTATCCGTAGAAAAACTATTGGGATGAGTGCAGACGAAGCTATGGAGTTTGAGAAAAATGCACGTAATCAACTTCGTGATGCCCAACTGCGTGGACAAGAAGCAGTTTTCAAAGATGTATTTTCGACAGGAACTATTAAAAGTAAAGAAGCAGCAGCACAAGCAAGTATAAATCAAGAACAAGCCGCTGCTACAATGAAGCAAGCACAAGTATCCGCTGATAAAACAATGGATTCTAAAGAAAGAGAACGTCAAGCTAACGTTGCTGCTGCTGAAGGTCGTAGAGCATTTGATAAAGACATGCAAAACGATACCAAGTTGATGTATGCATCTCTAGGAGAACAAGGCGGCACAGTAGGCAAAGTCATGCGTGACAGCATGGGCGCCAACATTGAATACCAACGCAACTTAGAAGCTACTGCAACTAAAATGAACATCGTCATGAAAACTGACGAAGACCGTGCTAAAGTGCAAAAACAAATGGAAGAAGATGCTAAATCAGCAGCCGCGGGCAAGAAAGCTGACGGTACACAAGCTGATGCATCAACAAAAGCTCTAGTCAATCTTGGAGCAAGAGCAGGCGATGTAGAAAGTGCCTTTATGAATAAGATAGTTAAACCTTTAAATGAAAAAGTTAACCCGGCATTTGAAAAACTAGCAGAGGGCGCATTAGGTGCAACTAAGAAAGGTGCTACTGAAACTAGAGTCAACGCAGCAGAACGTGAGTTAGCAGAAGGAGCAGCAGGAAAAACTACTACCGGATTAAACAAAGTAGGTGCAGTCGTTAACGAAACTGGTGACATAGTTAATCAACTAGCTGGAGTTAAAAATCCTCCTAAGCCAGCGCCTACAAAATCAATTCCACAAAAAGCTCTTGGAGGCCCAGTTGAAGAAGGTGAACCGTATATTGTAGGTGACGGTGGCGAAGAAGAAATATTCGTACCTAAGACAGCTGGAGAGATCATTCCTAAGAGTATGCTATCACCAAAAGGATTAGGTAGCCGTTCTCAAAATATGGATGGTGCTTATAAGTCAATGCAGTCAATGAATCCTGCTAAAATGTTTGAAGAACTTAAAGCTAAAACTAGCGGTGGTGGATTAAATCTTAACGAGATTTCTAAAGACATTAGTACAACAGTCAGTGGCGGCGGCTCGAGCACTGTAAAAGTTCCAGACATGGCAGAGATGACTAAGAAGTTTGAAACTTCCTTTGCTGAGTTTGATAAAGTTGCTATAAAAAATATCAAGTTTGATGACTTATCAAGTTCTTTTAAAACTTCGTTTGATGATTTTGGATCTGAAATATCAAACTATGCAGATCTTAACGATCTAATGTCTCCGTTTGAAGAATCGTTTAGCAGTTTCAATAACGATTTTGAAAGTATGATTGTATCCTCAAGTGAGGATATTGCTGATGCAATGGGCGGCTCAAAAGCATCGGCTGCACAAGCAAAGATTGACGATGCAATTGCAGAAAAACAGAAAGCACTAGATAAAATAACCTACATGTTAAATGAAGTATCTGACGAAGATTTTGATCAATCTGCATGGGATGAAGCTATTGCAGAACGTGATGCGGCTCAAGAAAAGTTAGACAAAGTTATTGAAGAGTCGATAAGTGATCTAGCAGGAGGATTTGACGATTTTAGTGATAACTGGGAAGAATCATTAGATAAAGTTAGTGCAGATATTACAGATGCTATCCCGTATGACGAATTTGGCGGACTCGATGAAGCTATTGCACGAAATCAAGCAGACGATAAACAAAGAGCAAAAGCAACTAGTGGTGCAATGCAAGAAGTTGTTACTGGCTCTAGCCCTGCAAAGTTAGATCGAGGTATCACTACAGACAGCTTTACTTTAGGACCAAACGGATTACCTATTGCGAAACCAAAATCAACAGCAGCCGCTGTTCCAGAAAAGAAAAATGAAGGAAAAACTGCCGAAGAACAAGTTAAAGAACGAGAAGAACAAGCCAAAGCTGACATGGCAAAAGGTGACAAAGGCGAAAAATCTATTAAGAAAGAAGGCAGTGACAGCAAAGGCGCTACTCTAGATGACCTACTTAAGAGCATGAATGCGTTAAATACTAAGGTAGGTCAACTGATTTCTGTTAATGAAGATGGTCATAAAGCCTCAGCCAAAGCTGCAAAAAGCAATAATGCTAACCTATATACGAGATAATAAATGAGCTGGAAAAAATATTTTACACCTGTGCAAGTAGACGCAACGTCTAGTAGCTATAGTCCAATGGGCAATGGCGCATCTCGTCCAGGACCAGCTCGAGCAAACTATTCTAGTTTTTTACCTGATGTCTATACTGGTGCTCCTAATCGTGTTGACCGTTATTTGCAGTATGATACAATGGATATGGACAGTGAAGTCAATGCTGCCTTAGATATTATTGCAGAGTTTACTAGCCAAAAAAATAGAGAAAACCACACTCCTTTTAACTTATTCTACAGAAATAAAGCCACTAACAGCGAGATTACTATCCTTCGCGAGTACCTACAGCAGTGGTGTAAACTACAAAAATTTGAAACTAGAATCTTCCGTATTGTGCGTAACGTGTTCAAATACGGTGATGCGTTCTTTGTTCGCGATCCTGAAACTAAAAAATGGGTCTACATTGATCCAGGTAAGATTACTAAAATTATTGTAAATGAAAGTGACGGCAAGCGTCCTGAGCAGTATGTTATCCGTGATTTAAATCCTAACTTTCAAGATTTAATTGTTACAGCTATTAATCCTAACACTACTAACACAAACAATCGTGGCACTGCCTATGTAGCTGGCGGAGCAGCAGCTAGAGGACAAGCTGGTGCATACCCTGCTAGTAACGGTACACGTTTTAGCAATAATCAAAACGAAGTAGCAATTGATGCTAAACACGTTATACATTTGTCATTATCAGAAGGTTTAGACAATAATTTTCCGTTTGGAAACAGCTTGTTAGAAAACATTTTTAAAGTTTTTAAACAAAAAGAATTGTTAGAAGACGCTATTATTATCTATCGTGTACAACGTGCTCCTGAGCGTCGAGTGTTCTACGTTGACGTGGGTAACATGCCAAGTCACTTGGCTATGAGCTTTGTTGAAAGAGTTAAAAACGAAATACATCAACGTAGACTTCCAAGTGCTACTGGCGGTGGTACTAATGTTATTGACAGTGCGTACAATCCATTAAGTATCAATGAAGACTACTTCTTTCCGCAGACAGCAGAAGGTCGCGGAAGTAAAGTTGAAACTTTACCAGGCGGCACTAATCTAGGTGAAATTGACGACTTGAAGTATTTTACCAACAAGTTATTCCGCGGGTTACGTATTCCGTCAAGCTACTTACCAACAGGTGCAGATGACAGCGCATCTCAATATAACGACGGGCGTGTGGGTACTGCGTACATTCAAGAACTGCGTTTCAATAACTATTGCCAACGACTACAAAGTCTAATGCAAGATGTATTTGATCAAGAATTTAAATTGTATTTGTATGATCGCGGAGTTAACATTGACTCTAGTTTGTTTGAAGTACAGTTCCAACCGCCACAAAACTTTGCTACATACCGTCAAGCAGAACTAGATGGACAACGTGTGCCACAGTTCCAAACTATGAGTCAGATCCCGTTTATGAGCAAACGATTTGCTATGAAACGTTTCTTAGGCATGACAGACGAAGAGTTAGCAGAAAACGAACGTATGTGGGCAGAAGAAAACGGCAAAGGTAAATCCACGCCAACTGATAGCTCAGGCGAACTTCGAGGTGCTGGCATTAGTTCAGCAGGTATTGAAAGTGATCTAAGTGACTTATCAGATGAAACTGCTTCTCCAGAAGCCGGCGGAATGCCTGGCGCTGAAGGAACAGCACCTCCTCCAACCGCAGCAACACCAGCACCTGCTGCATAAATACTCATATGATTTTAAGAGAATTGTTTTACGCTGATAAAGATTTAAAAAGTGTTTCTAACGACATGCAATATTCTGCAGGTCGTGATAGCAGTGCTATGAAACGTAAAGATACACGTAAAACGAGATTAACATTACGTCAAATTAATGAGCTCCGTAAGGCTAGCGAAGCTCACATTCTTGAACAAGAAAAAGATTTAGAGTTAGTGTCTGCAATGTATATGACACCGGCAGCACCTGCTGTATAATAAATAACTCGATGACGATTTTTTTACAAAATTGTCAAAAAATCCACCATTATACGGTATATATTACAATTAAGTGTAAATATATTTGACAGCCTTGCAATATAACATATAGGAGATAAACATGACTGATCGAAATAAGTTCGAACAGATGCTCGAGCATCTAATTAATGAAGATAGTGACAAAGCCAAAGAGCTTTTCCACCAACTAGTAGTTGAAAAATCTCGTGAAATTTACGAGAACATTTTAGCTGAAGACTTTACTGTTGAAGGTGAAGAAGAGGAAGAAATGGACGAAGCAGCTGAAGGCGACGACGAAGAACAAGTCGACGAAGCAGCTGAAGACGACGAAGACATGGACGAGAGTTTTGGTTTTGCCGAAGGCGGAGATGAAGAAGATTCAGGCGACATTGGCGGCGACGCTAGTGATGACTTTATTGATGACATCGATGCAGAAGGCGGCGACGAAGGTGACGAAGAAGGCATGGGCGGCGAAGGCGATATTGAAGATCGCGTAGTTGACCTAGAAGATGCTCTTGATGACCTACGTGCTGAATTTGAAGCATTAATGGGTGACGACATGGGTGGTGACGACATGGGCGGAATGGACGGCATGGAAAAAATGCCAGAAGATGCTTTCATGCGTGAATACGTAGAGAAAGTTGGTAACCCAAAGCATGGTGACAATGGTGCAAACGCCAAGTCAGTCATGGCAAAAGCAAACAATATGGGCGGTACAACTGCTAATATCGTAAAAGGTGGAGAAAGCACAACAGGCGGCACAAAAGGCGGTTTGTTAAATCCATCGACTAAAGAAGAAAACTTTGGTAACGTTAATGTCCCAGGCGGCAACGCAGGTAAGACAGCGTTTAAGAAGAAAGAACCTGGACACGGCGCAGAAAAGAAAGCAACTGGCGACAATGGCGACAGAAGTGCTGACAGCCCGTTAAATGGCGCTCCTAAAAGAGCAAAGTAAGTAAATGACGATGAACTATCTTCGTGAAAACCTGAGTTTCGACCAAGCAAAAGTGGTCGTTGAATCCGATGGCGAGAACGGAAAGAACCTTTATATGAAGGGAATTTTCATTCAAGGCGACAAGAGGAATCAGAATCAGCGAGTTTATCCTGGAAGAGAGATTGCCAGGGCTGTCAAGACCCTGAACGATCAAATTGCAGGTGGCTATTCAGTTTTAGGCGAAGTAGATCATCCAGACGACTTAAGAATCAACCTTGACCGTGTAAGCCATATGATCACAGAAATGTGGATGGATGGTGCAGACGGTTATGGAAAATTAAAAATCCTTCCAACACCCATGGGACAACTAGTGAAAACTATGTTAGAAGCTGGAGTGAAGTTAGGAGTATCAAGCCGCGGATCCGGAAATGTCAGCGATGGCAGTTCCGGTGAAGTATCAGATTTTGAGATTATCACAGTAGATGTGGTAGCTCAACCTAGTGCCCCTGGCGCATATCCTACACCAATTTATGAACACCTGATTAATAGTCGTGGTGGTTATAATGCCTTACGCATAGCGCAAGAGGTTAAAGATGACCCTAAAGCACAAAAATATCTCAAAGAGAGCTTATTAGGTATAATAAGCAAACTCCAATAAGAAGGAGAATCACATGTTGGACGCACTTAAAAATTTGTTTGAAAACAACGTGGTTTCGGAAGAGATCAAAGCTGACATTGAGGCTGCTTGGGAAACTCGTATCAACGAGAATCGTACACAAGTAACTCAACAACTACGTGAAGAATTTGCACAACGCTACGAGCATGACAAACAAGTTATGGTTGAAGCGATTGATCGCATGTTGGGCGACCAACTACGCGAAGAAATTCAACAGTTTGTAGAAGATCGTCAACAGTTGGCTGAAATGAAAGCCAAGTATGCTGTTAAAATGCAAAGCAACACAAAACTAATGCAAGAGTTTGTAACTCGTCAATTAGCTAGTGAAGTTAAAGAATTGCATGAAGATCAAGTACAAATGTCCGCCAAGTTTAAAACACTTGAGCGTTTCGTAGTAGAAGCTCTGGCTCAAGAAATTGCAGAGTTCCACACAGATAAGCAAGACATTGCAAACGCTAAGGTACGTTTAGTTCGCGAAGGCCGTGAGGCTTTAGCTAGTATGAAAGAACAATTCATCAAACGTGCTGCTAAACTTGTCGAATCTACAGTTGAAAAGACTCTTACCAAAGAGATCGGTCAATTGAAAGAAGACATTGAAGTAGCTCGTAGAAACGACTTCGGTCGTAAGTTGTTCGAAGCATACGCTAGCGAATATCAAAACAGTTATCTTAACGAAAAATCAGAAACAGCTAAATTGCTCAAAGTCATAGACAAGAAAGATTTCGAGGTTGCAGAGGCTAAACACGCTGTAGCACAAGCAACAAAAATCTTAGAAAGCAAAGAAGCAGAAGTAAAATCTCTAATGGAGAGCAAAGACCGTCAAGAAATTATGAACGAACTAGTAGCACCTTTGGCTAATACCCAGAAAGCTATTATGATCGAATTACTTGAGAGTGTACAGACTGCAAAACTACGCGGTAGTTTTGACAAGTACCTTCCAGCAGTTATCGCTGGCGAAGCTCCTCAGAAGAAAAAACAGGCATTATTAGAGGCAAAAGAAGTAACAGGCAACAAGGAAACCAACAGCGTAAGTAGAAGCGAGCACGAGCACAATATTTTTGATATGCGTCGTCTTGCTGGAATTAAACATTAATTAGGAGAAAATAAATGTCGGAACTACTAACAGGCCGTTGGGCAGAAACAAAAGAAGCACTTCTTGAAGGTCTATCAGGCACCAAGAAATCCGTAATGGCATCAACACTAGAGAACACTCGTAAGTATCTAGCTGAAAGTGCTAGCGTGGGTGCCACTTCTGCCGGCAACGTCGCAACATTAAATCGTGTGATCCTTCCAGTGATCAGACGTGTCATGCCAACAGTTATCGCTAACGAGTTGGTCGGTGTACAACCAATGACTGGTCCAGTTGGACAAATCCATACTCTACGTGTTCGCTACAGCGATACAAACGGTAGCGGTACAGGTGATGCTACAGCTGGTGAAGAGGCACTAAGCCCATTCAAGATTGCAGAAAGCTATTCTGGTGCTGCTGGCACTGGTAAGGCAGCTTCTACAGCCGCTCTAGAAGGTGCAGCTGGTAAGCGTCTAAGCATTCAAATCTTGAAGCAAACTGTAGAAGCTAAGACTCGTAAGTTATCAGCTCGCTGGACTTTCGAATCTGCACAAGATGCACAAGCCCAACAAGGTATTGACATCGAAGCAGAAATCATGGCTGCTCTTGCACAAGAAATCACAGCAGAAATTGATCAAGAAATTATTTCTTCATTAACAACTCTAGCTGGTACACAGAACCAACAGGCTTATAACCAAGCTGCTGTTTCTGGTACTGCTACTTTCGTTGGTGACGAACATGCTGCTTTAGCAGTTATGATCAACCGTGTTGCTAACACAATCGCCCAACGTACACGTCGTGGCGCTGGTAACTGGGCAGTTGTAAGCCCAACAGCATTGACAATTCTACAATCTGCTACTACAAGCGCATTTGCTCGTACAACAGAAGGTACATTCGAAGCACCTACAAACACTAAGTTTGTTGGTACATTGAACAATGCTATGAAAGTTTATGTTAACACATATGCATCCAACGATACAATTCTTGTTGGTTACAAAGGTGCTAACGAGAGCGATGCAGCAGCATTCTATTGCCCATACATTCCATTGATGAGCAGTGGTGTTGTTCTTGACCCATCAACATTCGAGCCAGTCGTATCATTCATGACACGTTATGGTTATGTTGAGTTGTCAAACACAGCTAGTTCTCTAGGTAACGCAGCTGATTACCTAGGTACAGTTACTATCAGTAACGCTGTATTCAGCTAATCAACTTACCGCAAGGTACGTTAATTATAAAGGGCTCTTCGGAGCCCTTTCTTACGAACGGATAAATATATTGTATGATTCACACAGGGTGAATTTTATGCGGAAATCCAACCGCGTATGGCCTAGAACGCCATGTTTCTTAAGGAGAAAATAAAATGGGACGTCCTTTACATAAAAAATATTTTGGTAATACAATTACCCCGTTCAACAACTATGCACAAGGTGGCAACACTGGTGTAGGCGGAGAAGGCGTTGCTAGTGTAACAATCGCAGCACCAATCACGGCAGATCTAACAGGAACAATTACTGTTACATTTTCAGCTCCTCAAATTTCAGGCGGCATTACTGCAACAGGTACTGCACAAGTTAACGGCAGCAATGACCTAACAGGTATTTTGATTACTAATGCTGGTTCTGGTTATACTTCAGTTCCAACATTCACAGTTGCCGACGGTAACGAGACTGCAACTTATACTAGTGGTTCAGGCGGCGTTACAGTTGCATTGACTAGCGGTGCAAGTGCTCGTCAAAACGCAATTAAATTTGAAGCACAAATTGGTTCAGGTACTGAAGTTACTACAGGTGACATTATCAAACAAGTTGGAAATCACAGATTTAGAGTTAGAACAAGTGATGGTACAGAAACATGTAAACTAGTTGCTAGTGCAAATCTTGGTGTAAACGAAATGAGCATTACTGCTACTGACTCAGCAACTAACACTTATTTTGTAACTAAAATAACTGCCCGCCGTGTACAGCTAACTCAGATTGCAGGCGGTTCAAACTATGTATACGCAACCGGTGAAAGTGCTCCTTGGAAGTTTGATGCAGCCGCTGGTATCTACGTACAGATTGAAAATCAGTAATTAACATAGGGACTACGGTCTCTATTTAGGAAAATAAATGAAAGTAGTTAATGTATCCAATGGCGATTATAAACTGATTGTGCAAAGCGGTGGCGAGATCACTTTTAACACTGGCAGTCAAACGGGTTTAGTTCGCATCACTGGTGACTTGCTAGTTGAAGGTAATACTACGACTGTACAGTCAGAAACAATGACTGTTAGAGACAACATTATTGTTGTCAACGCAGGCGAAACTGGTAACGGTGTTTCATTAACTACTTCTGGTATTACTGTTGACAGAGGAAATTTTTCTGATGCATCATTATTGTTCGACGAAAGTGTGTCGCACCGCAATGCAGCAGGTAGTGCAACAAATGGTACATTTACATTTGTAAATGATTTAAACGCACTAGTTGGAATTCAGACCTGTAGTATTAATACCAGAGGTGACAACTTATATTTGATTAATGCGCCAGGATCAGGTTATGTGACTGTTACTGGTACAACAAATTACGAAACTAATATGTTAAGTTATGCTGCATATTGGCCTACATACCCAACAGGTTCTCCAACTTACAGTGGTCCTATTACTATCGTAGAGGATGATACTATTCCAAACATGAAGGCAGTGGCAGATTACTTAACTTCTGGATTATACTTCTTTGACGACTGGAGAATTATTGAAGCTAACACTAGTGTGTCAGTTTATGATAGTGCTGGTGGAAATACATACAGACCAACAGGTTACACACCACCTGTTACTAGTAACATTAGTTTTACTGTTGACGGAAATGAAAGAGGAAAATTTACTCCTTTAGGATTAGATGTTGATAATATTAACGTTTATACAAATACTATCAATAACGCAACTGCTAATTTAGTACTAACATCAACTGCAACTGATAATATTGTTCAAGTTGATGCAGTCTTACAATTAGACGACACTGGGTTAAGTCCAACTGCTGTTACAGGATCAACAAAGATTTATACAGTGAATTCAAATACAACTCCTGCTCCGGGAAAAACCGGTATATATTTTACCAACCAAGGTAACTCAGACGAACTAGTTGCTAAGAATAGAGCACTATTGTTTAGCGTACTATTTTAAGGAAAGAACATGGCAATTAAGAATACAGCAATTCCAGCAACAACAGATACATCAATTTATACTAGTAGTGGTGTTAACGCTATTACAACTATTATTGTATGCAATACTAATACAACTCCTAGTACTGGAGATAGAACACTAACTTTATATGCAGTAGAAAACAATGCAGGTGCTGTAGGTACTCCTGCTACTGGAAATATGATTGTACAAACACTAACAATTCCTGCCGGAGATACAATTAGTTTTGATCAAGAAAAAATGGTGTTAATTAATAACGATGCTATTTTTGCCTATACTAGCGGAACCGGATTAACAGCAACAGTAAGCACATTACCGGTATAATACACATGAGATTTCTAAAAACACTAACGCTTAATCGTAGAGCAATTTATGATGACAGACTTGCAATTGATACTGCAAGTGGTGTTATAATGAATACTCCTAATAATCTTTTAATTCCTAAAGGATCTACTGCTGACAGACCAGTTAGTCCTGTTAACGGGATGATTCGTTACAATACTACATTAAACGAGATACCCGGATCACCAGGAACGTATTACGGCGATTTTGAAGTATACCAAGGAAGTTCTTGGAGAGTCGTTAGATTTAAAGAATCTAACGGAGTTACTCTTCAGGACGCTGGCACCGGAAATGATGTATGGACAACGTTTGGTCCTCTAACTCCTGATCCTTTTGATAATAATTATCAAGCTGAAGTTACATGGAACGCAGCTCAGATTGCAAAAAATATAACAGTTATTGTAGAAAACGTTTATCAAATAGGTACAGTAAACTTTGAAATTGTACAAAACCCAACCACTACTGGCACAGGTGCTGAGATTACAACAGGTGCATTTGTAGAAGGAACTCAGTATATAATTACCAACGTAGGCGATACTGATTTTACAACATTAGGTGCAAGTGCCAATACTGTTGGAGTTGTGTTTACTATTCCTGTAGCAGGAGGCACTGGCAACGGCACTACAGGTAAAGTAAGAAAAACAGGAACTTATCTAGAGTTTTACACTTTTGTTCCTGACACAAAGAAAGTATACGTTCTCCAAAAGTTTGATCAGTAAAACCTCGCTAAATAGTGTAATGGAGCACTAAATGGCAAATGCATTAGGTAGAATTTCTGGTCAACTTTTAAAAGATAATCTAACCCGCAGCGGCAATGATTTAAAGTTTGACGAGTTTGGATCAACTGATCCGTTACTAAACCTTAATGTTACTGGACGTTATATTAGTGTCAACTCAGACACTACATTTAGACCGCTGTTTGTTAACGGCAAAACATTTACATCTAATTTAATATCTTTAGACGGACTGCAAGGCTCTTCAAATTTAAAATTAAGTGTCAACGGAAATACAATTGTATCAATACAAGATTTAAATCTTTTTGCAGCTACGCAAGTAAATGCAAACATTATTGATACTGATAACATTCGTATCGACGGCAATGTTATATCAACTAAGACTCTTAATACAGTATTAGATATCACCCCAGCTGGCTCATTAGACATTTACAACAAGCTAAATGTTACAGGTAATCTATGGGCAAAAGAAACAGCTCCAGGTAACGGTACAGGTAGAATTACTCTAGATGGTAATATTACTTTTGGAAGTGATGGCGCAGATACTATAAGTTTTGCCGCTGATATTAATACAGATATTAATCCAAATGTAGACGAATTATATAGTATAGGATCTACATCTCAAAAATGGGAAGGACTATATACAGCATTAATCAACGGCCAGCAAGTTTCATCTACTAGCATTGCATCTGGCGGAATTGATTTAGCATCTAGACAAGGTAAAATTTGGTACGTAGCTTCCAATGGATTAGACACTAATGTTGGCGATCATCAGAACGGTGCATTTGCCACCATCAGAGAAGCACTATTAAACGCAACTGCTGGCGATACCGTTTATATCTATCCAGGCACTTATACTGAGATAACCCCGTTAACTATTCCTGTAGGAGTTACAGTTAAAGGTACAGGCATTAGATCAGTCACAGTAGTTCCAGATGCAACAACTGACACTGAAACAGTATTTTTAATAAACGGTGAGTCAACTATTAGCGACTTAACTGTTAAAGATTTTTATGCACCAGGTTATGCATTTGCATTTGCTCCGGGATTTACAGTAACAAGTCGCAGCCCGTATGTACAAAACATAACTGTAATTACCAAAGGTAGTGTAATATCACCAAGTGATCCAAGAGGTTTTGATGAAGGAGATGCTGGTGGCGGTGCCCGTGTTGATGGTAGTCTAGCAACAGCATCTAGCAAAGAAGCTAGTATGTTATTCCACAGCGTGACATTTATTACACCAGGTGTAGATGCGCTGGTAATGACTAACGGTGTACGTGTTGAATGGCTTAACTCTTTTAGTTACTTTGCTAACAGAGGAATATATGCTACACAAGGCACACTTGGACTTGCAAGTTTAGGTGTTAGATTTGGTGCTGAAATTCGAAGCATTGGATCTGCTAACGTATATGGTAACTACGGAGCCGAAGCTAACGGCGCAAGTACATTAATGTATTTGATACAGCACAACTTTGCCTATATTGGTGCAGGCAAAGATGTTACTAATGATCCAAGTTTAAATATTGCTGCTAATGAAACAGTTGAACTTGCAGCAGGTAAAATCTATTATCAAAGTTTAGACAACAAGGGTAATTTTAAAGTTGGAGATGCTTTTGGAGTTAGTTTTGATACTGGGCGTGTTACTATTAGCGGAGTGTCTGTCTCAGCTGGCGGAGTAACATCAATTAATTTTGCCGCAGGAACTGACGAAACTGTTATCGACGCTACACAAGTAACTGTTAACAATGTTACATTTAGCGATAATCTTATATCAACACTATCAGGTCCTGTTAATTTAGATAGCGGTACTGGTGAAATTAAATTAAATGCCAATACAGATGTAACAGACAATTTAATTATTGATGGTAATTTTAATATAGATGGACAATTAACAATCGGTAATGCGTACATTGATATCGTTAGATTTGAAGCACCTGTTGAATTTGATCTACGCCCAGTAACAGATGATGACTACACACTCGGCGGTCCTACAAACAAAAGTTGGGATTTTGTTTATCTTGATACATCGTATATTGGCAGCTACAAGTTAGAAAATGCAACTATTTCTACACTGCCTACTAATGCAGATGTTGAACTAAGAGCAGATACTACTGGTAAGATTTATGTTCCTACTAATAATGTAGAGTTCGATAATGACTTAACAGTTGATACTACTACTGCTTTAAAACTTACAATAGTTACAGGCGAGATAACGCAATACGGCGACTACTACCAAACTGGAAATACTCTACAAACCGGCAATCGTGAAATAACTAACACTCTAGATGTAACAAATAACATTTATTTTGACAATATAAACATTGTTGATAATAGAATTTTTACAACTAATTTAAATGATAGTCTAGAGCTAAGAGCGGCTGGCACAACTGGCAAAGTTATCTTCAATGAAATAACAGAGTTTAGCCAAAATGCACTATTTGGAACATTAGAATCTAATGGTTTAGGCAACTCTGGTACTATTACTTCTGATATATTCTCAGACAGTGATATAGAAATTAACGACAACTATATTACCACTACAGTTGGTAATAACGATCTTAGACTAGTTCCTAACGGCATTGGAAAATTATTGTTGCCTTTAGATCCTTTAGCAATTGATCAAGCATTAACAGTAGAAGATACATCTACGCTAAAGAGCGTTAACATGAACGGGAATTTAGTGCATGTTGGCACTACTAGTCAAACAGGAAATGTAACACAGACTGGTAATTTTGATTTATCTAATGACCTAACAGTAACAGGTACTAATGCGTTCTTTACTGATGTTCGTATAATTAACAATAGTATTGCTACTTCAACAGGTAATAATAATTTAGAGTTACGTGCTAACGGAACTGGTATTATTAACATTACAGATTTTGCTGCATTTGGTCAAACATTAACAGTTAACGGTATAACTTCTACTACTACTCTTAGTACAGTAACTGGTACTATTACTTCAGATATTTTTACCGACAGCGATATTGAAATTAATGACAACTATATTACCACTACAGTTGGTAATAATAATTTAATACTAACTGCAAACGGAACAGGCGGCCTAAGGTTAGAAAAACTTAAATTCAATGCAGGAACACTCAGTACAGAAAGCAATAATGACAGTATTATTTTATCAATACCTGCAGGCAATTTACTAATTGACAGTGCAACTGCATTAAAAATTCCTGTTGGAACTACTGTAAATCGTCCTACGCTAACACAAGGTGAATTGAGATTTGACACGACTGATAATTTGTTTAGAGGATACAGTGCATCTACAGTTACCTTTGCAGGTGTGTATTCTGCAGATAGATTAACAAAAGTTTTGGCTCATCCAACTAATAACACTATAGGATTTACTACTAATAATAGTACATCAATGACTGTTAGCTCTACTGGATTTAATATTAATGCCTTAGCTGTAGATAACTTGTTATTTAACAACAGTACAATTTCTTCAACAGCTACAAACACAAACATTACTTTAAATTCAAACGGCACTGGCTATGTTAAAATTGGAGATATAGCATTAGAAACAAACGAGTTTCTAAACTTAAATGCAACTAATCCATTAATATTACAAAATACTGGAGCAGGTTATATCAAATTTGCTGGCACATATGGACTAGCAATTCCTTCAGGTGATATTAATTCTAGACCACTATCACCTGAAACAGGAGACTTACGTTGGAACACTGAACTAAGTGAAGCAGAAGTGTTTAACGGAGTAAACTATCAAGCTCTGTCAGGTAGTGGTGGAGATCTTCTTAGCGCAGAAGAAGTACAAGAAGCAACTAATCTTTGGGCCCTTGTACTAGGCTAAAACTCAAAACGGCTAAATACTACTGATTACAAGAAATGGCATTTCTTGTATGGTTAAACTGTGGTAAACCAGCAAAGAGCCCTCAGGGATGCAGACTCAAGTCTAAACTAGGTTAACCGTGAAACACGGGGTCTAAAGGAGCGCACATGAGCCAGCTTGGTCGAATTTCCGGTCAACTTTTAAAAGATAACCTAACCCGCAACGGCCATGACTTAACGTTTGATGCAACTGATGCACACCCAGAAGGCTTACTCCATTTAGACGTTAATAATCGTAGAGTTGGTATTAAAACACTTACTCCTGATCACGAACTAGACGTAAACGGTACAACAAGAACAACAGATTTAGAAGTTACAAATCAAGCAGTGCTTGATGACTTAACATTTTCTACAGACACTATTACTAGCGGTACAGGCACGTTAAATTTAACCAACGGTACAGGCGATCAAATTAACTATCAAGCAAAACTAGTAGTTGACAATGTTGAACTTGAAAACAACGTAATTAGAACTAATAGTGCTGCAAATTTAGAACTCCGTCCAAACGGCACAGGAACTGTTGATGTCTACGCAGATACAAACATCTACGGTGATGTTTACGTATCTGGTAATATTCGTGCGGATGGTAATATTACAGTTGGTGATGCTAATACAGACAATATTACAATTAATGCAGATGTTGCAAGTGATATTATTCCAAATACCGATATTACATACAAGCTAGGTAACGGCGGAACTAGTTATATAGAAGGTGTAGAATTTACACTAGGTGATGTTACTTTAACTGTTAGCGGAACAGGAACAACTGTTGTGTTGTCTATACCAGCAGCTGGTCCAACTTGGATTAATACATTAGTTGCACATACTACCGGTAAATCATATCAAATAGTTTTAGACAACGAGCCAGGCAGCTATTCTCTAGTTACATTAGGATCGTGGACTGGAACTAATCCACAAACAGTATCAACTAGTAACGACGGATTAATAGATGGCGTTTACAATGTTGCGTCAATTAGATTTGATCAAAAACGTTGGTTAGACTTATGGGTTAAAAATGTTTATACAGATGCAGTAGTATCTGGAGACATTACCATTGACGGAATCAATTTAAATTCTACACAGGGTAAAATTTATTATGTTGCTACAAACGGTTCAGATTCTAATGCAGGCGAACATCAAAATGATCCGTTTGCCACAGTTAAGAAAGCTCTAAGTGTAGCAACTAGTGCCGATGCTGTTTACATTTATCCAGGAACCTATACCGAAATATTTCCGTTAACTGTTCCTGTAGGAGTAGATCTTAGAGGCGCTGGAATACGTTCAGTAAAGATTACTCCAACTACTGCAACTCGCTATAACGATGCGTTTTTAATTAATGGCGAATCAACAGTTGAAGACATTACCATTGCTGATTTCTTCAGCGGCGGAAATTATTTTACAGTAACAGCAGCTAGTCTAAACTCAACAACAGTTAATGTTGGAACAGCACCATACGCTCACACATATGTAAGTGGCGGAACTATTAACATTGGCGGAACAGATTACACAATTACAAATGCTGTTTACACACATACAACTGGAGTTTTAGTACTAACTCATACTGGCGGTACAGCAACTCCGACTACTACAGTATTTTTATCTAATCTAACATTCAGCTGCAATGGTGGCGAAAGAGTATTTCCAGACAACGGATATGCATTCCGCTTTGCAACAGACTTTGCAGTTACAAGTCGTAGTCCATACATTAGAAACATAACTGTATTAACTAAGGGTAGTGTTACTAGCTTATCAGATCCATTAGGCTACAACGAAGGTGATGCTGGTAAAGGTGCGTACATTGACGGTGCTTATGCAACTGCATTGAGTAAAGAAGCGTCAATGCTATTCCACAGTGTGACATTCATCTGTCCGGGTGTTGATGTAATTGTTGCTACTAACGGCACTCGAGTAGAATGGCTAAACTCGTTCACTTACTATGCAAATCGCAGTATGTATTTGTACAGCAGCAACGATGGATTTGCTGGCGCAGGTTTAACTAGATTAAAACTACCAGTAGCTACTCGAACAGGCACCTGGGCAGTAGGCAATACTGTTAGCTATTATGATACCAATGGAACTACCGTATTAACTTCAGGTACTGTTACTAGCGTTGACGGTGACTGGGTTAACTTAACAGGAAGAGTGCAAGGATTTTTAATTCCAGATGATCGTGCTCCTAAGACTGTAACACTAAACGGTGATGCAAAATTAAGCACTGCACAGAAAAAGTTTGGTACAGCAAGTCTTGTATTAGATGGCACTGGTGATTTTATCACATTAAGCAGTCAAGTTGACTTCGGCTACGGAACTGGTGATTTTACTATTGAGTTTTTCTGGAGACCTACTGCCATTGGAGTAGCTCAAGTTTTATTAGATTGTAGAACAGCAACTAACGATACTGCATTGTACTTGGAAATGAATGCTGCTGGCAATGTTAGATTATTTGTTAGCAATGCATATCGAATAACATCATCTGTAGTTTGTACAGCAGGAACATTTAATCACATAGCGTTATTCAGAACTGGAGGCACTACTAAGTTAGCAGTTAACGGAACTATCACTCCAACAACATTTGCTGATGCTACAGACTATCCAGCAAGACCATTTAGACTAGGAGCCACTTGGGTAGGAACTGCTCCATGCACAGGATATTTTGACGAACTGCGTGTAGTAAAAGGTGTAACCAAATATACTACTACCGTTACTGTTCCTACAATACCATTCTTAGCTGACACATCAACAGTTCTATTATTGCACTTTAACGGATTAAACAACAGTACAAACGTTGTTGACGACGGTGTTACGTTTGTTGATATCCGCAGTTCAGCAGGCGGCGCAACTACAGACCTAGCTGTCGCAGACTATTCAGACTTTGGTGTTGAACTACGCTCAATTGGTTCAGCTGCTGTCTACGGTAACTACGGTATCTACGGTGCCGGTGCTGGTGTTATTGCTTACCTAATTGGACAAAACTTAGCCTACATTGGTAACGGCAAAGAGACTACAAACGATCCTACTACTGTTATACAAGCTAACGAAGTTGTTGAACTTGATAATGCCAAGATTTTCTATAACAGTGTGGACCACAAAGGTGATTTCCGTATCGGAGATTTATTCTACGTTAATCAAGCTACAGGTGAAGTTAGCTTTACAAACTCGGCAGTTAGTATTGGCACAAGCCTGACATTTGACGACGGCGGCGGCAACATTACTTACATCGATGCTACTAAAATTGAAACCGGTGATTTTAGAATCAGCGATAACACAATTGAAACATTAAGTTTAGATTTCAATGTTGATTCTGCGACTAATCAAATTAACCTACAGAGTAATGTTACTGTAACTGGCAACTTAGATGTTACAGGCGATGTTACCGTTGGCGGCAATGTTACAATTGGTAACGAGTCAACTGACACTGTGCAATTTGTTGCCGGAGTTGACAGTGATATTTTACCTGCATTACCTAGTACATATGATTTAGGTACCCCTACAGAACGTTGGAGTACATTATATTCTACAACGTTAATTAATGCTAACATTCAAATTAGCACTAATGTTATTACAACTACTGATTCTAATTTAGATTTAACTTTACAAGCTAACGGCACAGGACGCATCTATGTACCTGCTAACAATGTTGAAATTACTAACAATCTAACAGTCAACGGAACTACAAATCTAGCAACAACCAACATTGGTGTAGTTGGTACCCCTGCGACTGTTACACACGTAGGCGGAGTAACTCAAACTGGAGACTTGTTCCAAACTGGTAACACTGAAATTACTGGAACATTAACTGTTGGGTCAACTGCACAGTTTGAAGACATACAAATAGATAATAATATTATTACTACTACAATTGGTAATAATAATTTAGTATTAGAAGCTGCTGGTACAGGTAAGATTATTGTTCCTTTAGATAATGCTGAGGTAACAGGCACACTTACAGTAACAGGAACAACTAGTACTACTACAATTAACAACTCTGGTACTGTTACTTCTACTATTTTTACTACTGGTAATTTAAGAATTACCACAAATAATATTACCACAACTGTAGCTGATACTGATCTAGTTTTAGAAGCAAGTGGTACCGGACGTATATATGTTCCAAGTAATGATGTTACACTAGGTAAAACACTAACTGTCACAGGCTTAACAACTCTAGTTGATACTGGTATTACTGGAACACTAACACATATTGGTGCAACTACACGAACAGGCGACGTTAATCAAACTGGCAACTATGTATTAACTGGAAACTTAACAGTATCAAACATTGCACAGTTCAAAGATGTTAACATTACCAACAATGTAATCACAACAACTTTAACTAACAGCAATTTATTATTAGGTGCAGCCGGAACTGGAATTATTTCTGTACCTACTAACAACGTTACAATTGATAACAATCTAACCGTTACAGGAACAACATTCACAGCCAATATTAATAACAGCGGAACAGTTACAGCTGGAACATTCAGCACTGGCAATATTAGTATAAATGGTAATACTATCCAGACTACTTCTACTAATAGTAATTTACAATTGCAAGCCGCTGGCACTGGATTTATTGAACTTGAACAATTTGATGTACAAGAAAATGAATTAAGAATTAACAGCGGCACTGATATGACTATTGCGCCAAACGGCACAGGTATAGTTAATATCAATTCTACACAGAGTATTAAGTTACCAGTTGGTGCTACAGGAGATCGCCCTACACCAGTAACTGGTATGATTCGTTTCAATAATTCATTGAATAGATACGAAGGATACGATGGTGCTAATTGGATTAGACTAGACGGTGTTAGTGACAGTGACGGTAATACCTATATTACAGCTGAACTAACACCTGGTGCAAACGATAACACTATTAGATTCGTCATCGATGGAACACAGGTTGCAGATTTAACATCAACAAGATTAGATGTTATTAACGTAGATGTTGATAGTATTAACATTAATAATAATACTATTTCTACAACTACTACAAACACTGATTTGATCATAGCACCTAACGGTACCGGTGCACTAAGAATTGGGAACTTTGCCTTTCGTAGTAACTTGATCACAAATACTGTAAATAACAGTATCACATCATTTAATCAGACCGGTGACGGTTACGTTAAAATTAACAGCACTGGTGGATTTGTTATTCCTGTTGGTGAAACAGGACAACGCCCTGCACTATTTGAAGTTGGTATGATGCGCTACAACACAACAGATCAACGTGTTGAAATTTGGGACGGCGCTTTATGGGTAGGCGCAGGACAAGGCGCAGGCGGCGGAGTAACAGCTAACGAAGCACAAGACATTGGTATTGTTAGTGCAATTATATTTGGATAAAGAACATGGCATCATTTTTTAGAAATAAGGTATTGAAGGATGTGGGCGTGACCCCAGTAACTGCACTAACAACGGCAGCAAATACTCGTATGACTATCATCGGTATGAGTTTTGCTAACTTAACAGAAAGTATTGTACTGCTTGATGTAAAACTTACAGATGCTACACCTACTACAGGTTACTATGCTAAACAAGTTTTAATACCTCCTAACTCTAGTTTAAGATTAGTAAATGGTGGTGAGAAATTAATTCTTGCAGAAAGTAATTCATTAATTGTTAATGCAAATGTAGCAGCAGGATTAGATGTTATTATCAGCTACGTTGAATTAGTATAAGGAACATATCATGGCATATTACGTTGGACAAAATAACAATTTAAATGAGATATTAGGGGAAGGAAATGCAAGATATTTTTATGCTTTGCGTAGAGACGACGATGGATTACTTTTCTTTGCAAAAATTGATCAATTAATTGATGAAGATACTATTACTATTAACAATTCTGGACTAACAGAAGATGATTATACTGAATTTGAATACGGTGTTGACTTTTTTGACGGACGATTAGAAGAAGACCACAGCAGACCCTATGCAAATTTGCAATGGGATCAATTTAGATGGGACAGCAAGAATGTGTATTATTATATAAACACTTCTGGAGAACTAATTGTAAGAATAAATCAAGCGTACACTTATCCACCTGAATTAATTGTAAGCTAAAAGACATAAGGAAAATTTAAAATGGCAGCAGAATTTAAAATTGGCAGATTGCGTTACACATGGAAAGGCGCTTGGGGAACAGCAACTTTTTATAATAGAGATGCGGTTGCATCATTTGACGGTAAAACTTATGTTTGTTTAGTACCTCACACATCTAGTCAGTTTTACAGCGATTACAATTACGTCGATCCAGTAAACGGTAGTGCTCCTCGCTGGACATTAATGTTAGATGGAACTTCTTGGAAGGGTGAATGGCAACCTCTTACATCATATACACTAGGTGCTATTGTTCTTTATGGCGGAAGTTTATATAAGCGTATTGTTAATGCACCTAGCGGCCCAACATTTAATACTGCTAATTGGGAAATTTACATCGATGTAAACAGTAATTGGGCAGGAGAGTGGATCACAGCTACGCTATACAAATTAGGTGATATTGTAAAATATGGCGCAACTACTTACAGATGTATAGTTCAACATACTTCTGCACTCCTTCTTGAAACTAATTTAGCAAATTGGGAAATTGTAGAAGCTGGTATCGAATTTAAAGGCACATGGAATCCTAGCGCAGTGCGCTATAAAGTTAACGACATAGTTAAATACGGCCCAGACTTGTGGATTGCTAACGTAGGCCATACTTCAGCACTGCCATTTAATGCCAGCACTGACATTGAGAATACATTACTGTCATGGCGCCTATGGCTTCCAGGCGCAGAGTATACAACATCGTGGAGTTCGACTACAATTTATCAACCGGGCGAAGTTGTAATGTATGGAGGTTATTCATACGTTAACTTAACTATTAATAATCAAAACATTTTACCAACTGCTCCGGGTAGTGATTGGGAAGTAGTCACTACTGGATATAGTTTTCAAAATGATTGGTTAGTAGGAACAGCATATAAAATTGGTTCAGTTGTTAGACGCGGCGGCAATTTGTTCGAAGCAATAATAGATACTCAAGGTGAAGATCCTACAGAGGCCACTGTTACCGTAAATTATACCGCTGCCGGCAGTAGCGGAACTACATTAGTAGTTAATGATACAACTGGAATATACCCAGGCATGATAATTTCTGGAGACGGATTCGGATTAGGACAATTTGTTACGGAAGTAGTCGACGGAACTACACTAGCTATTAGCCTCGCACCAGACAATACAATTATTGACAATTACCCATTATCGCTAACAGGAGTTAACGGAACAGACTGGAAATTAATTACACCTGGAATTAGATGGAGAAATAGATGGCTAGCTGGCAGCACTTACGTAGTTGGTGATATTGCAATATGGAATAATGCAACATATAAGTGTGTTAAGACAAATGTAGCAAGTACACCTAATAGACCAGATAATAATATAACAAATGATATTTGGATTCTACATCTCCCACATGACCAGTACAACGTTTTAAATCTACCTGGAGATATGGTTGTTAATACAGATGGTACTAATGAAGCATTGTCTATCGGCCCTGAAGGTTTCTTATTAAAATCAATCAACGGTATTCCAACATGGTCAAACGTATTCCAAACCCCAGCAGTATATTATGTCACTCCAGACGGAACTGATTTACCAGGCAGTGGCAGGACTTGGGACAACCCGTACAAGTCTATAAAATATGCATGTGATCAGATTAATACAGGTATTTTTAATCTTTTTGCTAAAACTAGATTATTAAATAACAAAGAATTTTTAGTAGAAGAAGTAGTGCAATGGCAAATCTATCAAGTTGCTCAAGGTAATGCACCCTTTACTATTAATGTATTTCCAGACGAATTTAAAACTAGACGAGATACTGGGTATCTAATTGATGCAATTATATTTGATTTATCTCGCGGAGGTAATAGTCAAACTGTTGCATTTGTTTTATCATTTTTTGATAGAGAATCAGATAACAAGTTTGTCACTGACGAAGTAGCAGACGAAATTGATACATTTATTGCAACTTTAAATCATTTATTTGATATTATTCTTGATAGATCAATAATCATTACACCACTAGTTGATGCTAACACTAATAACGTTCCTCCTGAAAATCAAGGATTAACATCAACCGTTATGGTTAAAACTGGCGCTTTCTTTGAAGACCTTCCTATTGTTGTTCCATCAAATACTGCATTAGTTGGCGATGAGTTACGAGGAACAGTAGTTTCTCCAAAAGTAACAATTAACACAATTATTACTAGAACTTTGGCCAGCACTAACGTTTTTGTAACAGTATCTACAGTAGGAATGGTTGAAGGAATGGGAGTACAATTTGTATCATCAAATCCTGTAGACGACAAAACTACAATTTTTGGCGGAGTGACTGCAGGACAGACATATTATATTGTTGGAGAAATTACAGCTACTCAATTTCAAGTTAGTGAAACAGTAGGCGGTTCTCCAATAACAGTTACAAATAATATAGGTGTTATGAAAATTTACGGAGGCGATGCACTAAAAGATATGTTTTATGTGCAAAACGCTACAGGTATTCGCAATATGACACTTACAGGATTGTTAGGTACGTTGACAGATGTAAATGATTTTAATACACGTAGACCAACAGGCGGCGCATATGTTAGTTTAGATCCAGGTTCTGGACCAGATGATACTAGTGCATGGATTATTAAACGAAGTCCTTATATACAGAACGTAACAACATTTGGCATTGGCTGTGTTGGGTTGAAAGTAGATGGAACACTTCACTTAGGTGGAAATAAATCAGTAGTTGCTAACGATTTTACGCAAATTTTAAGCGACGGCATAGGTGCGTGGATCACTGGACCAGATGCGTTATCAGAACTTGTTTCAGTATTCAGTTACTATAACTATGCTGGATATTTTGCTGAAGATGGAGGACGTATCCGTGCTACTAACGGTAACAGCTCATATGGAACATTTGGTGTTATTGCTGAAGGATTTAATGAAGACGAAGACCCTATTTTGGGAAATATTTTCAATAGGTACTTTGAAGCAACAGCTGAACCGTTTAGCTCATTAGGTTCAAACGCAGAAATTTTAAAATTACAATATAGTCACGCAGGAGAAATGTATGTAGTTCCCACTACTAATCTGTTAAACTATAGTAATTTATTTACTAACTGGTCGAGTGACGGTGGTGTTACATTAATCCAATCTATAGTTTCACCGTTTGGAATATCTAACGCATGGTTATCTATCGGAAATACGTCAGCAGCAGATGCTAATTTATTTTATCAAGATATTACGATAACTCCATCTGGGGCACAATACACAGAAGTTGAAGGTACAAACGTACCTGGTGAAGGTTCAGGATCAGGCGCTAAATTTAATATTACAGTAACTAGTACTGAATATCTTATTGCCGTATTTGATGGAGGTACTGGTTATGTTGCTACTAACAAGATTAGAATCCTTGGCTCACAGTTAGGAGGAGTTGACGGAGAAAATGATCTAGTCATTACTGTTACTGGACTTCTTGGTACTGCCATTTCAACCGTAAGCATTACGCCAACGGGCGAATATCCAAACACTGTGCAAGTAGGAAGCATACAACCTTACACATTTAGTATCTACTGTAAAAAGGGTACTGCGACATTATTTGAAGTAATAGCAACCTTTAGCGGATATTCTACAGCATCAAGTGGAATTACTTTTAATTTTAATACATTAGAAGTAACGCCTTTTGCATTAACAGGCGGCCTTACACCTACAGTGTATTCTGCTATTCCTGTATCTGGAGCCGAAGGATGGTATAGATTGTCTTTTAGATTCAACGATGTATCTGCACTTAACAACTCGTTAAGAATAACCATATATCCAAGATCAAGAAATGGTAGTAGTAGCTATACATTATTATATGGATCACAATTAGAACTTGGAAATACTATAGGATTCTATCTAGATACTACTACAAATAAATTTACTTCATATGCAAATTTTGAAATTACAGGCGCAGGCACTGGAGTTAGTGTAGTAGGAGACGAAATTAGAACTAAGAGTGTATATCAGACTCGATTGTTAGAAGTTAACTCAGTTACTGGCGGTCAAAACTATTTGGTATCTACTAACAATGGACAAGCTGGTACTTTTGCTACCTTCACTATTGCGGCTTCTGACCAAGCTGGAGAAAAAGAATACTTAGGAATGCGACTATTCATTAATAGCGGAACAGGAGCAGGACAATACGGTACTATTTCATTCTTTGACACACTACTTAAAACAGCGTCGATAGTAAAAGAATCTTTTATTCCAGTTGAAATCACATCAACAGAGACTACAACAGATACGTTTACACTAAGCGGTCCAAGTGATGTAAATTCTCTATATGTTGGACAAATAGTTCAATTTGTTCCTACTACATACAATGTATCTGTAGGTATTGTTTCTCAAAGTAGTGTTAGCGCAACAGCAACAACAGGTGGCACTGTAAATACTATCACAGTTACTAGTACTTCAAGCCTAACAGTAGATATGCCTATAGTATTTACAGGAGTAACTTTTGGTGGAGTAACTTCAAATTTTACATACTATGTGTTGACAATTATTGACGATACTAACATTCAAGTGTCTACTTTAATAGGCGGCGCAGTAGTATTATTAACAACAGTTTCACCTGGGTTAATGCAATTAAATTATCCTAATAACACCAGTTACCTGCAAGGTATTACTACAAATATGCAAGTAAATTTACCAATTTACTTTACAGGAAATCCGTTATCATCTATAGTTGCAGGAACTACTTATTTTATTAATGAGATTTATGACGGAACTAATTTTACGATCTCTCCCTCATTAATTACACTAACTGCAACCAATACTACAACAGTTAGCAATACAATAACAGTGAATGACACTACTGGGTTAAAGTCATTAACTCCAGTAATATTTACAGGAACTTCATTTGGAGGAGTGTTAGCTAATACCAAGTATTATATTAATCATGTAGTTGATGCAAGTAAAATTACTATCTCTGCATCTGTAACAACAACTACAATTACTTCTACAAAGATAACAAGTAATTTAATCACAGCAACATCTACAACAGGATTTATAATTGGAAACCCAATTGTATTTACAGGTACAACATTTGGAGGTATTGTCAATGATCAAACTTATTTTATATTGTATGTTGCAAACAGCACAAAGTTTACCGTAAGTAATACCTCAGTTGCATTGAATATTGCAGTATCTGAAACAACAGTATCTACAGATCCAACACGACCAAATGAACTTACTGTAGCATCGTCTAACAACCTAACGCCGCTAAATCCAATTGTATTTACAGGTACAACATTTGGAGGTATAACTGCAAACATAACATATTTTGTAAACAGAATTATTGATGCACAACATATAACTGTTTCACCTAGTATTATTAGTGCAACGGCAACAGAAACTGAAGCAGTTTCTAATCTTATTACAGTAAATGATACCACTGGCTTTGTTCCTAATAATCCTGTAATATTTTCAGGTGATACTTTTGGTGGTCTTGTATCTGGAACCGTGTATTATGTTTCGGCTGTAAACTCCATAACATCATTTACTGTTAGTACAGTTCCTTCAGGTTCGGCAGTTACATTAACTGATGGATTTGGTATTATAACAGTAAGAACTACTTCTGCAAATGTAACATTAACTTCAGCAACAGGTTCTTTTGCAGGTACTACCCGTTTAGGTGGAGCACCAGTATCTTTGACAACTGCAACAGGTAATTGTATTACTAGAACAACTGGTGCATCTGTAGCACTAACAACTGCAACTGGAACATTAACAGCTACTACTACATCTGCAAAAGAAGTATTGTCTAATGATTTTGGATCTATGAATGGTATTTTTGAAGTTCCGTTGATTGGAGGTGTTGTACGCGGAGACCATTATTATGTAAAATCAATTCTACCTGGATCAACAAACACATTTACTATTAGTGCAATTAGTCCAACTGGTACTACATTTAATTTGACAAATAATTCAGGGTCAATGCAAATGGTTGAAGAAGGATGGGATCATGTCAATCCAGGAACTGAGCTTGTTCCGGCATTCGATGCATCGACTATCTATAGTATTGAACCAAGAATTACATATAGTGCTCCACCGTTTTCTACAGGCGGCGCCACAATTATTTCTCAACCACCAGGTGCAGCATATGCAGACATTGCATACGGTAATGGTAGATACGCTGCTATTCCTAATACTGGTAATGTTTTAGTTAACTCAGTAAACGGATTAGATTGGGATCAAATTATTTTGCCTGCTTCTAGAGTATGGTCGAGTATTGCATACGGTAACAAGTATTGGGTAATTATATCTAGCAACAGCTCGGTAACTGGGTCAACAGTATTATATTCTAATAGCAATCTAGCAACTTGGAAATCAACTAGTTTACCAGCAGCGGGTACTATAGAGAGTCCCGTAACATGGAGTAAAGTAGTATACGGCAATGGAAGATTTATTGCCATTACTTCAAACAGCAATGTTACTGCATATAGTACAAACTACGGTGCTAACTGGACTAACGGCGGAGTATTAGCTGCCGCTTTATGGAGCGATATAGCCTACGGCGATAATAAATTTGTTGTAATTACTTCAAACGGAACAGCAGCAGCGTATAGCACAAATGGAATCTCATGGACTCCTACAGTTCTACCTACTAATACTACTTGGGCTAGTGTTTCATACGGCAATGGTAGATTTGTTGCGGTTGCATCAGCGCCTGGTAAAGCCGCTTACAGCTTAGACGGAATTAATTGGGTAAGTTCTTTATATGACATATTTGCAACTAACATTGCATACGGCAACGGAGTCTTTGTTGCAACAGGGCACGAACCTTCACCGTCATCTGCTCTAGCATATATTAGCGAAGACGGCAATCGCTGGACTACTAGAGATTCTCAACTTAATATGGGGCATGTAACGTTTGGATTAACTGACACGTATGACGGGTTGTTTGTTAGTGTAAAAGGACAAAGTTTTGCTAATATAATAGAAGCAGGCTCGGTAACTAAATCAAGGCCTGTTATTAATAGTGGAGTTATTATTGGTATTAACGAATGGGAACCAGGCGGCAATTACAGTACAGCTCCAACATTTACAATCACAGATTCTAATGCAACACTAGTAGCATCAGTTCTTCCACTACTGGGTAACGGTGTATTAGCAAGCCCTACATTTATAAACAACGGTGTAGGTTATAATACCAATACAACTGTAATTAATATTACTGGACTAGGTTACGCAGATAGTTTTCAAATTGGTAGTAGTTTAATTATAATAGACTTGGATAGATTGCCGAGTTCTGGAGACAACTTAGCCATTGCAGATAATTCTACTATCTATAAGGTAACTAGTGCAGAATTATTAGACGGCACACTAGCACCAAATATTACAGCACGAGTAAATATTGATCCTCCTATGACTGTAGGATTGTCCCCTACTAACGGAAGACTTGTAAGTGTTCGTACAAAATATAGTCAGGTTCGATTGACAAATCACGATCTATTAAACATAGGCTTTGGTAACTTTGAGCAATCTAACTATCCAAGATTACCTGAAACAACTGTATTATCTCCGCAAAACGAAGCAATTGAAAGCAATTTTGGTCGAGTGTTTTACAGTTCAACAGATCAAGACGGTAACTTCCGTGTAGGTAAATTGTTTGCCGTAGAGCAAGCTACTGGTATTGTTACACTAAGTGCTAGTCAATTTGGATTAAGCGGACTAAGCGAGTTAAAACTTGGAGGTATTGCTGTTGGAGGCAACAGTGTTATTATTACACAATTTAGCACAGACAGTACATTCGTAGCAAATAGTAACAATATTATTGCAACACAAAAAGCAATTAAAGCATACTTAGGTGCAAGATTAAGTCAAGGTGGATCTAATACATTTACTGGCGAATTAACTGCTGGAACAGTCAAGGTTGGTGGTCCAGACAAAATTCAAAGTACTGTTTCTGAAGGCAATGACGGGTCTGTAGTTAATATGACAAGTTTAACAAATATTCGCGGTGTAGGTGACGGAGTCGATGCTGCGTACGGTGCATGGGACGGTGATGGTATGGCAATGTTCTTCTTCCAGAAGAGTTTTGCCTCAGGAACAGCAATATAATGATGTTCTTACAGAGAAAGGTAATAGAAAGTGTAAGATTTACACTTAGATAAATATAATGTAAAAGGATGAAAGCAAATGGCTGAATTTAAACTAGGTAGAATTAGATTTGTATGGAAAGGTCAATGGACTGTAGGAACGCCATATCTAATTGATGACGTCGTGAGTAACGGCGGAAAAAGTTATATTTGTGTTGTAAATCATACAGCATCTAGTTTATTCGATACAGACTTAGATTTTACACCAACAAAGTGGAATATTGTAGCTGACGGAACACAATGGAATGGTGACTGGGCTTCAGGAACATATTATAATCCAGGTGCCGTTGTTAAGTATGGTGCAGTAGTTTATATTTGTGCAACAGGACATACTTCAGCCACCTATATTGCCCCAACATATTTAGGTTTAGAAGACGACTTAGAAAAGTGGGAAGTATTTGCAACATCATTCGAATGGAAAAGCAACTGGGCAACTTCTACAAGATATAAGCTAAATGATTTTGTAGTATATGGCGGGACTACTTATGTTTGCACAGAAGGCCACGTTAGTGCTGCTACTGCAACACTAGGATTAGAGGATGATTCCGACAAGTGGGATATTTTTAATCAAGGTGTTACCTATCTTGGTGACTGGAATGATGCAAGTATACGCTATAAGGAAAATGACGTAGTTAAATACGGAGCAAATTTATGGATTTGCGTCGATTATCATACAAGTGAAGACCCGTTCGATGAAACAAAGTGGGATATATTTGTAAACGGTTTTGAATTTGAAAGCTCATGGAATAATAGTACAGAGTACCAACAAGGAGATGTTGTAACATATGGCGGTTATTCATATATTGCTAAAACAATTAACATTAATAAACAACCTACAAGTAATCTAGCAGACTGTGCATACACTTACGTATCAAAAGTTGATAATCTAGGACAGACTCCAACCAACACTACCTATTGGGATTTATTAAACAACGGTTTTAGATGGACATCGACACCTGAGACATATCTAGCAGTAGCATCTGTTGGTGCAACTGGTTTAGGACAAGGTGCAAAATTTGATGTTACTCGTTCAAATACAGTATACACTGTAACAATTGCAAGTGGATTCCCAGGAACTGATTATGCAGTCGGTGATAAAGTTAAAATATTAGGATCACTAGTCGGTGGCACTACACAAGCTAATGATATTACACTTACAGTTACTGGCATTACTGGCGGCGGTTCTACAGGACCGTTATCAACATTTACATGGACTGGCGCAGCAATTTCTTGGGCAGTTGATGTTAGTTATTTGTTAGGCGACATTGTATCGTTTAGTGCTAATTCATACATATGTATTGACCCCCACCTTTCAAGTTTATTAAACAGACCTGACGCGGACACAGTTGGAGACTATTGGAATTTATTAACTGCTGGAGCAGAATATAACGTTCTATTAGAAACTGGTGATTTGGTATACTACGGTGCAAACGGTCCGACTAGACTACCAGTCGGTATTAACGGTCAAGTTTTGCGAAGCCAAGACGGATTCCCAATTTGGGCAAATTACGGTCTTATCAACAACTTAGTATACGTTGGACCACTAGGACGAGATGTAGCGTATCCAGCCGCTGGTGCAACAATCGATCAGCCATGGAAAACTGTAAAATTTGCAACAAAACAAATTGAGGAAGGATACTTATATCCTAATGCAAGAACACTGTTGGCAAAAAATAAACAGTTTATTATGAAAGAAATTACCAATTGGGTAATCTATACATATACAGTTGATATTACTGAGTCAACTGCTCTTACTGATGTGTTTACTTGTGCAAGCACTGCTAACCTAACAGCAAATATGCCAATTGAGTTCTCTGGAACACTTGGCGGAGTTACAGCAGGACAAAAATATTATGTAAAAACTGTTGTAAGCAGTACAACATTTACAATTTCAGAAGCATTAGGTGGAACATTAAAACAATTAACTGATGCTACAGGTTCAATGACCGGTACACTATCATACGATAGTGATTTCTGTGAACGTGATGTTGGATTAATTGTTGAAGCATTAAAACACGATATTGCACATGGAGGAAATAGTAAGATTACTCTTGCCGCCAAGGCATATTACACACCGGCAGGCAATGCATATATTAACAGTAATTTTGGAACACAAAAAATTCAAACTATTGCTGCATATAACTACTTAACTACTCTAGTAGTTAACGTTCTTAATAACGAGCCGTGGAGAAATTATCAAGCATTCAACGGTATTACTAATGGTATAACACAAGTTGTTGACGAATCATTACCTGTTGAAGCAGGAGTAACTACTACAGTTGGTGCACTGATGTCTATTATCACAACAGGTATCAATGTAGGTAATGCAACAGCAATCCCTGCACCAATTTATCCCAACACAACTATATCTGTCAAGACAGGTACTTTTGCAGAAGTGTTGCCAATGGTTATTTCTCCATTTACTGCGGTGGTAGGAGACGAATTAAGAAGTACCGTAATTCAACCAGCACTAGCAAACGACTTGCTAGTGAACGACAAACCAAAAGCTACATCAGCACTAACTCGTATTAGTAATATTGTTAGCGATGTAATTCAAAATGTTGAGATAACCCCAACATCTGGCAACACTGAAACACAACTATATGTTGGCGGATACGCAGGCAACAGTACAACTACTACCGCAGTTGGAACCAAGACTGCAATTGTTTCAGCTATCTTATCAGGTGGACTTGGATCTGTTCCAAGTACAGTCTTAATAGACCCAACAGGGTATGATGCTGGATTTGAAAATGCTCGTAGACTAATTGTTTTAAACAAGGCATTCTTACAAGCTGAAATCGCTGCATACATGACAGTGAACTATAACACATTATGGAACACTACACTAACTGCTCCACAACGTGCAGCATGGTCTACTGAAGTTGGTTATCTTGTTGATGCACTAGCATATGATTTAACTTATGGCGGAAACTTAGAGAGTATAGTTACTGCACGTTTATATTATCCTTCAGGAGTATTTGCTGCACACTTAGGTGTAAAAGCCGCAGCAATTGCAATCTACTCACGTTTAGTAGCAATTATAAACTTCATTGCTGTAGGTGATAATAGTCCTAGCAGCTGGACTAAGTCTGTAGGTAATGCACTTAACCAAGACGACTCTCTGCCACACGGTTCTGTAAATGCAGGAGTATTTGCAGAAGATAGGGTTCAAGAAATTTATACTTCAATTGATACAGAAGATCTTCCATTAACTGTTGAGCCTAGTATTACTTGGGTAACTGGTGGTCTAGTTGATGCTAAGAATGCAATTCAATCGTTAAAGGCAGGTATACAAGCGGGCGCCATTGAATATATTAACACAAATTATCCAACTTTAGTTTACGATACTGCCGCACATGCTATTGACGTTGGTTATCTAGTTGATGCAGTTGCGTATGATATAATGTTTGGTGCTAACTTCCGCTCTATTAGAGTAGGTATGTTGTATTTCAGAGGAACTGCAAGTACTGAATTAAGTGTATCCACAGATTTACCAGAATTACTAGATACTGTCACGTATGTTGACATTGCTATCAAACAAATTACCAACGGACAAGTAGGTTCAGTAGGTAGCGAACTAGCAGTATCAAGAGCCATAGCTAGTGCAGATGTAATTTATGATATTGTTGCTAGCGGATTAGGTGCAGTACCGTCATTAGTATTACCAGACCCAGTAGGTTATGATATTAATTATTCAAGAGCAAGAGCACAGATTGTACAAAATTATGCTTTTATTAAAGCTGAGATTGCAGCATTCTTAAATCTAAACTACAACGCAGTTTGGGTTAGCCTTGGAGCAACAGGACAAGCAGGATGTGCTAGAGATATTGGTTACATCTTAGACGGTGTACGTTATGATATTACCTATGGTGGCAATACACAATCATTAATTGTAGGCAGTGCTTACTATTCGAATTATGATTCAACTATTGATCTTGGTGAGATTGCAGCAACAGTTGCAGCCTACGCTAGAATTAAAACAATTATTGGACAAATTGCACAAGCACAGGCAGTGACAATTACTCCCGGTAATGCAGTTTCTCAAGTTGGTGTAGGTGTTAGTGGCGGCAACGCTGCATCTGCGACATTTGCACAAGATCGTGTACAAGATGTTATTGACTGGATCAATAATGGCGACGCTAATGCAACCATTGCACCTGATACTACATGGGCAACTTCGGCAATAGAAACAGCATTTGCTGCCTTGCAAGATAAGAAAACAGAAATTGTTGCAGATGTAACATGGTGGGTCTACAAGAACTATCAAGATGTAAACTTTAACGAAGAACTATGTGCTAGAGATACTGGCTATATGGTTGATGCAATAAGCTATGATGTAGCATTTGGCAGTAACTTTGCTGCTATTACAGCAGGTAGAGCACTACAACGTGCTACTGTTTCTGCTACGGTTGTTACAACAACTCAACGTCAAGCTGAACTAGGTGCTATTAATTTCTTAAAATACAAAGCTAAGACAGTGGCAGCTACAGGTGCAGTTGCACAGACTAAAGCTATTATATCTGATGTAATTGCAACTATTAATGGTGGATCAATTCCTCGACTACAGTGGAACAATCCTTCAACAATCACTAGTGCGTATGCTGCCGCAACAGTATTGCTAAGAGATAATAAGGCATTTATTCAAGCAGAAATCACCGCATGGATTGATGTACAAATTGGTTTAGGTACTAGTGGATTTGTTGGTTTAGAATTCAGCAGAGCAGCATGTGAACGAGATGTTGGCTTAATTGTTGAAGCACTGGTATATGACTTAACATACGGCTACGGTGTTGGTAACATTGGTAAAATTGCTACACTGATTGCAGGTAAAGCATATTATTCTGCATTAACTGGCGCCCTTGAAATTGACTCAGGTGACACAACTGCTACTGTTGCAGCTTACAATAGATTAAAATCTGTTGCACAAAGTGTAGTACAAGATAATGCAGTAACACCAAGTGCAGGCAACACAGTTTCTCAAGTAAGAGCAGCATCTGGACAAACAGTTGGGTCAGGTGCAACAGCTACCTCAGTCGGAACTTTAGTTGATGTTATTACTAATATAATCACAAACGGATTAACAACAGGTGTTCCTACTATAACAATTACCGCAGTAGCCGGAGGCACTACATTTACTAGCGGAACACATAATCTTGCAGTAGGAGATGTTGTTATTCCACAAGCGACAGGTAACGGTTTAGTTAGTGGAACAAGATATTATGTTGCATCTACTCCTTTAGGCACAACATTTACGTTGGCTGCATATCAAGGTGGCGCAGCAATTACTACATTTACTAACGGTACTGGTTTAACTATTCTTGCTGAAATCAACAATTTGCCAAGTACAAGTTGGGTTATTGCAGGTCTAGTAACACAAAGAAATAATCTACAAGCAACTAAAGCCACAATTAAAAATCAGATTACAGCGTATATTGAAACTAATTTTCCAACATTGTCATATGACTCAGCAACTTGCGAAAGAGACATTGGGCTAATTATTGATTACATTGCCTATGATATGATGTTTGACAGCAACTATCTAACAATAACATCAGCTAGAAGTTATTTTAGAGCACAGGCTGAACTAGTGTTAGGCGGGCAAAAAGAAGCAACAGTTGCATCGTTTAGATATCTTAAAACTCTATTGTTAACAGCAGTAGACGGTGATACTACTGCCACTCGTAGATTAAAAGTATTAATGGATATTATTATTGATACAATGGTTAACGGAACAGGATCAACTGCTGAAGTAGTAGGTACTGTTACTTACAAAAATGATGTAGGAATGTTTACTGGAGCAGAAGTTTTAAGATTAAATAAAAACTTCCTTGCAGAAGAAGCAACAGCATGGATTAAGCAAAACTTCAGCGGTACTGTAACTAGTGTAACTGCGTCATCTGACTTATACACTTCAAGTGCAGCACACAACTTAAAAGTTGGCGACCCCGTTGTATTCTCAGGAACAGCAATTGCCGGTAGCGGAATTACTGTTGGAACAACGTACTTTGTATTGACTACTCCAAGTGCTACTACTTTAACAATTACTAATGCGCAAAACGGCACAACTCCCGTTAATGTAACAGCTGACGGTACCGGCTCAATGATTGTTAGATACTCATTTGATGAAGTATTGTTTGCCAAAGATATAGAAGAATACATTGAAGGTATTGTATATGATTTAGGGTATACTGGAAATTACAAAACTTTACGTGTTGCTGAATTATATAATAACACAGTATCTGGATCACAAACAGCTAACATGTTCTATGTTAGTAACGGTACTGGTTTAAGAAACTGCACACTAGCGGGCTTAAGCGGAACATTAACCGAAAGTAACGACTTTGGAACTAAGCGTCCAACTGCTGGTGCTTACGTAGCTTTAAATCCAGGCTTTGGTCCTAACGACTCGAACGTATGGGTACAACAACGTTCACATTATTCTCAGAACGTTACTATGTTCGGCGTTGGCTGTTCTGGTGCCAAGATTGATGGCGCTATACATGCTGGCGGTAATCGCTCAATGGTTAAGAACGACTTTACAACTATTATCAGCGATGGTTTTGGTGTATGGTGTACAGGCGCTAACTCATTAACAGAACTTGTTTCAGTGTTTAACTACTATGGTTATGCGGGTTACATGGCAGAACTAGGCGGACGTATACGTGCTACTAACGGTAACAGCTCTTACGGTTCATTCGGTGTTATTGCTGAAGGTACTGATACATACGAGCAACCAATTTTTGCAGTAGTTGACAACGCAGGACAGCAGGCAGTTATTACTGAAACAGTCGTTAACAGTATTGCAGGAACTGTTTCACGCCTTGAATTCAGCAATGCAGGTACTAACTACACTAACGTAGATATTGGTGTTAGTGGTGACGGTATTAATGCAACTGCCATTGGGGATGAATTCCGTGACGGGGCTATCTTTGAAACAAGAATTATCGACTTAGATGACGGACAAGGTTTTGGCGGTACTAACTATATCAATGCAATTAACGCTGCTCAAAGTGGCGATACTGCAAGTATTACAATTGCCAACTCTGATGTTGCATTATCAACTGCGTACCCTTCAATGCGTATTCAAATTACAGGCGGCTCTGGTATTGGACAATATGCAAATATTTTAACATATAATAACGGTACTAAAGTTGCACAGGTTATTAAAGATAGTTTTACAGCATTAACTGTGACCACTACTACAATTACCAATAACTTGTTAACTGTAGCAAGCACAGCAACTATAACTCCTGGACAACAGATTTATCTAGGCGGAACTGCTAACGGAGTTACGGCAAATGTATTGTACTATGTAAGAACTGCTAACTTCTCAGCTACACAGTTCTCTGTAAGTCTAACAGGCGCAGCCGGTACAGCAGTAACTATTTCAGCGAACGGGGCAGTAAGTATTCCGTTGTATGCTGCTGGGTGGGATCATGTAATTCCAGGAACTACTATTGTTGCTGGTTTAGATTTAACATCTTCATATATTATTGAACCTAGAATTAGTTATACAGCTCCAGGTTATACTGCTACATCACGTACTATCCCAAGTGCTGCTTACAAAGCTGTTGCATATGGTACAGGTAGATATGTTGCAGTAGGATCAAGTGGAACAACTACTGCATACAGCTTAAATGGAAAAGCATGGACAGCAGGCGGTGCACTTGGTGCTAGTGCATCATGGACTGACATAGTGTTTGGTGGTGGACAAGGTGCAGTAGCCACTGCTCAAGTAGGTGGCTTAGGTGGCGCTGGCGCAGTGTTATCTGTAACAATGGGCGCCGTTAACAGTGTTGGAGATCCTGGTATAGATCAAGTAGTATCAGTCCAAATTGTCGATGGTGGTTATAACTATACAACACCACCGTCAATTATATTTACAGGTACTGGTCTAGGTGCTGCTGCTACGTGTACTGTACTGAATGGAAAAATTGATTCTGTAACTATTGTTACTAACGGCTCAGGATATACTGTTGCACCAACAGCAACAGCAGTATCGTCTAGAATTACCAAAATGGATATTAGCACATGGGGTCGTGGCTATACTGCTGCTCCAAGCGTGTCTCTAACTGCACCGTTTACAGCAACAGCTTGGACGTCAGGCGGCGCTGCTACAGCAGGCACATACTATTCGTATGTAAACACAGTTGGTTTAGATAATATTACAAATTTCTATCTTGCTGGTGCAAGCGGAACCTTTAGTGCAGCCGCCCCAACATTCCAAACTGGAACTGGTGCAAGCGGAATATATGGTGTTGCATTAACTTATGTAGGAACACAGGCTAGAGGTACAGCAGTTTTAAGCAATACTGGTGTAAGCAGTATTACTATTAACGATCCAGGATTTGGTTATACAACAACGCCAACAATTACCATTATTGATCCTTTGGCCAAGTTTGTTGCTATTGCAACCGGATCAACAACTAGTTCTTACTTACCAGCTAGCTCAGCAGTTGGCGCAGCCTGGATTGCAGGCGGCGCACTACCAACTAGTACTATGGTTAGCCTAGCCTACGGCAATGGCTTCTACGTTACAGTTGGTGGAACATCAAGCGCATCATCGAGTACTACAGGAACAAGTTGGGTACCAAGAACATTACCTACACTAGGAGCAGGCACTTATTCATCTGTAGCCTACGGTAACGGATATTTTGTTGCAATCAGTACTGGCAGCAATGCAACAGCAGTCAGTTCTAGTGGCACAACATGGGCAGCAGGCGGCAATTTACCTTCTAGTACAACATGGACAAGTGTTGCCTACGGTAACGGACGTTTTGTTGCTATTGCAAACGGACCAAGTAGAACAGTTGCCTACAGCATAAACAACGGTACAACATGGGCAGCAGCAAGTCCAGGACTACCGTCAAGCCAAGCATGGAGCAAAATTAGCTATGCTCAAGGATTATTTGTAGCAGTTGCTACAGGTAGTACAGTGTGTGCAACCAGCCAAGATGGTATCAATTGGGTAGAAAGAACAATGCCTGGCGCATCTTCTAATTGGAGTGGACTAGCATTTGGTAACACTAGCAGCAATCCGTTGTGGGTAGCAGTAACTACAACTTCAGGAACAGTGGCAGCTTCTCTAAATACTGGAGCAAGAGCACTGGCTCGTATGAGAGTAGTTAACGGTACAATTTTCGAAGTTAGAATGGTTGAACCGGGTAGTGCATATCCAAAAGGAACTGTGACTGCTACTACGGCTACTACTAACATTATCAGTGTTGATAACACAGAAAATCTAGTGGCTAATCAACCAGTTATCTTCTCAAGTTGCGACACTGGCGGGCTAGTAACTGAAAAACTATATTACGTGATTGGTGCTAGTATTGTAACTAATACCAGCTTTCAAGTCAGCCTTGTTGCTGGCAGCGGAACTCCAGTTGTGCTAGTAACTACTACGGGACTAACTGGCAAGTATAGAGCAGGTGCAATAACTACACAATTTGATCCTAACAAGGTTGTTACAGCAGCATTGAATCCAAGAGCAGGTGACGGCGCCCTAGCTAATCCAAGTTTTAGCAGTAGAGGTACTGCGTACACTGTTGGTACAACAGTTGCTAACGGTGATGGCTCTGCTAACTTATATCAACCAAGTACATTTATTGCAGTCAGAAACTTATATGCAGTTCCTCAAGCAGGATCAAACGTGGTGTTTGGATCAATTCCAGGTGTATGGTATAAGCTAGTAGCTGTTACTAATGTGCTCGGTGATCCAGGTGACTATACCGGTACATTCCAGATTAGTCCTGCAATCAGTGTGCTACAAGCACCTATTGACGGAGACAGTATAACTACTACAATCAAGTACAGTCAAGTTCGTTTAACTGGACACGATTTCTTGTATATAGGTACTGGTAATCAAGCAGACACTAACTACCCATTTGTTAATCCAGCAAACGCTGATATTAACAAGCAAACAGTTGCTAGTGGTGGCGGACGAGTGTTCTTTACATCAACTGACCAAGACGGTAACTTTAACGTTGGCGGATTGTTTGGAGTACAACAGTCAACTGGTACTGCTACACTAAACGCTGATGCGTTTAACTTGTCAGGATTGCAGAGCTTGCAGTTAGGATCGTTAAATATTGGTACAGGAAGTGCAATTATTAATCAGTTTAGTACAGACCCGTTCTTTACTGCTGATAGCGATAACATTGTTCCTACACAAAGGGCAATTAAAGCATATATTACAGCACAAATTGGTGGCGGTCAGAGCTCATTAAACGTAAATACACTAACGGCAGGTGTTGTGTATATTGCGAATAACTCAATCTCAACTACATCAGGCGGACAGTTAAATATAAAGTCAAAGATGAATTTCACAGGTGGTATTGACGGGGCACCCGTTGCACTTGGATTCTTCTTCCAAAGATAATTCGGAGAAATAAAAATGGCATCAGGAAGATTAGGAAACGTAGCAATTTTAGCGGTACAAAGTCCGCCACAAACAGTGTATACTACTCCAACAGGATTTTACACAGTATGTAATGTGACTATTGTCAATAGAAATACCACTGCTGTGAGAATTCGATTGGCAATGGCGTCGGCAGGCACACCAACTGTGCAGGAGTGGATAGAATACGATACAATTATCATCCCAAACGGTGTATTTGAGCGTACTGGACTTGTACTACAAGCCGGACTAAATATAGTAGTATATTCGGACACAGCCAACTTAGGTTGCACAGTGTACGGAATTGAAACTTCAACAACCTAATTAGTAGAGATAACAGATGGCACGTTTTAATAGTAAACAATCGATTATATCAGTAACCGGCACAACTACGTTAACCTACGTTCTTGACGGGGCAGCAATAGTGATGACAGGAAGTTCTGGTTATGCGTTAACCTTAGCAGGTCCTGCCGCGTTTTCAGGCACAACACAAACTATCTGGAACAACACTGCCAGCGGCGATGTTACTATAACTACCGCATCCGGCCAATTTGTCGGATACGGAGCAAGTGCTTCATTATCAATAACACTGCCGTTGAATAATGTTATTAGAATAATTTCAGACGGTACAAATTATTTTATTGCTAAAAGTTCATATGTTGACGACATACAGACATTAAAAACTACCTTTAACTTGGCTAACGCAACTGCTACTACTATTAACTTTGGTGGCGCAGCAACTTCTGTTCGTATTGGTGCAAGCACTGGTACTTCAGTTGTTAAAAATCAATTGATTGTTGTAGGAAGACAAACAAACATAACTGCTACAAGAGCATCGGGCGATTACACGTATGACGGTACTGGCAAGATAACTAATTTTGTATTTGGTAACAAAACAACCAGTGCTATTACCTATGACGGACTGGGTAGAATTAGCGGATTTACAGAAACAATCGTAGACGCAAATGGTAGTGGTACATATACTGTAACAAGAACTGTTACATATACTGCTCGTAATGATCCTATCATAGCTTAATGAATAAAGAGGAAGATAAATGGATGTCTTAACAAATAATCGAATACAAGTTGCAAACTGTAATATTGCAGGACTAACAACGTGTATAGGAAATACAAATACATGTGTAGGTAACGTACTTACATGTGTACAAGGTACTAACACCAGTCTTAGTAATACTAACACCTGTGTTGGTAACGTGCTAGGTTGCGTACAAAGTGCTAACAGTAATATTGGCGGATTGCAAACATGTATTCAAAATACCAACACTTGCAATAGTAATCAGCAAACATGTTTAACTAACATTTGGACCTGCGCCAACTCTCTGTGCGCATGTTTAGCAGGTAAATCAACAGGTACACTAGGCTACGAACTAATTTCTGGTTGCTCTGGTAACTATGGTTGTATGTGTGTTGCAAGGCCAGGCAAATTCCAGCACTATGTAATTATGGGATCAGCATGTTGCTGGACACATTATTGCTCGCACATGACTATTGGATTTTACGGAGCCTGCAGTCAAGGCTGTTCAGCTAATAACGCAGGTAGTTGGTGCTGTAATCAGTGCTCATGCGGTATTATTTACAATTCAAAATGTAACAACGGTTCATATCAATACGGTTGTGCAGGAAACTTAGCATGGATTTTTGGATGTACTGGCGGATGTTATACTGCCTGTTCAGGCTGTAACTTTACATGGGTTATGGAAGTGATGCCTAATAATATTTGTGCATATGATAGAGCATTTAGATACCACATGAAAAGATCACAAGGCGGCGGGAACTATATGTGCTGTACTGGTATTGAAAATGCAGGACATTCACAGAACTGTTGCGGTGCTGACCCAACTTGTATGCAATACATATGCTTCTCTAACCCAAGTGCTGTATGTTCTTTGGGATGTGCAAATATTGCTATATTTGGTGTACATCGTCTTGCTTGTTAATTAATATCGGAAATTAAAATGGATAAATCAGAATTTTATAAACTTTGGCACACTAGGCAAGAAGGTGCCGTGCTTAACGAGTACGGGTTCCCTCCAGTGTTATGGCTAGCACAACCAATAACAACTGAAGAACAATGGACTGATTTTCTCAATCTAGAAATGGAGCCAGTAGAGTTTGCAAAGTTAGATAAAGATGCTGCTGACATGCTTGGAATACCGTTTGTTCTTCCTCACGTGTTAGTAAGAAAATATCCTGAACCAACAGATCAACTTGACGGGATTTACAAAGCATTATTAGCAATTAAAGAATCTGGAATTGATATAGGCACAGCTGGAACTGAATATTTAGATAGCATAACTGCTGTTAAAACGTCAGTTCCTAAAACTTATGCACTTCCAGAGGCACCAGATCCTACTATGGGGGTTGAAACTGAAGTACTTCCAGAAGAGACTTTACCAGAATTTCCACCGGACTATGAGCCACCAGCATAATATCACAATTATATTAGACTAATTTGTACCCACATAAATAGAAGCAAGAACTATTATGTGGGTACTTTATGAATAAACCAACCAAAAAAGCATTTGTTATAAACGGAGGAGTCGGCCGCGTTCTTTGCGCTATTCCTGCATTAGAACACTATGCAAAGCTAAACAATAATGAATTAATTGTTGTAGCAGAAGCCTGGTCAGAGTTATTTCTATCAAGTAAAATTTTAAGAGACAAAGTTTATCTATTAACTGATAAAAATCTTTTTAATATTTTAAAAGATTACGAAATTATTTCTCCCGAACCGTATCGACTTAACGCATACTTTACTCAGAAAGTAAATTTAATACAAGCATTTGACATGCTAATTAATTACGATACTCCTCCTGAAAAAATTCCTGAAACTAAAAAATTCGATTTAGACATTGGAAAGTCAGATCAAATATTCGGATATACTTCAGTAGAAGAAGTAAAGAAATTATACAAAAAAGACAAAGTTATTGTATTTCAGCCTTTTGGTAGCGGAATAAAACAAAATGGATCATTTCTATATGATGAAACTGGCAGGTCATTTGAGCCAAATGACGTTTACCAAATAATTAAAGAATTATCTAAAAATTATGCTATAATAATGTTTAGTAATTTTAATCCCTTTCCTGAAGGAGAACTTCCAGTAGTTGTACCTACTACTGTAAATCTTTTGCAATGGATGGGAGTTGTTAATGCAGCAGACTATTTTCTAGGTTGTGACTCAGTGGGACAACATTATGCCAATGCGCTAAACAAACCATCAACTGTTGTTATTGGATCTACTTATCCAGAGAATATTTCATATCCAGATAATTCAAGATTTAAAATATTTGATCTAGGTAAAGATAGACGAAAGTATTCTCCTCTTAGAATAACTAATGATTTTGCAGTAGAACGCAATAATGAATCTTTAATGGTTTTAGATAAAGATCAGTTAAAATCAATTATTAAAAGTATTCAACATGTACTAGGTACAAAAAATAATTTTGTAGCAACACCGGAAACTAACATATCTATACCTAATAATGCCTGCTGCCCGCCAAATACTCCAGAGTTCATGAAACCATCATTGCCAGCAACACCGGCACCATTAATAACAAATAATACACTAACTGAAATAAAAAAATAAAGGAAGTACAATGAATCAAACAAAAACAGGTTATATTTTAGGTATTTCTCGAGGACACAATGCTGGTGTTTGTCTTTTGAAAGACGGCGAAATAGTGTTCAGTATCGAGGAAGAAAGACTTAGTAGATTTAAGTATGACGGAAGTCCTCTAGCTAGTATGAGGAAAGTTTTAGATTATACTGATAAAATTGACTACTTAGTAGTTGCACATACTCAGCCACTTAAAGGATGTCCGCAAATTGAATATTCAGGCGACGATATGTATACCGGCATGGCAAGAAAGTTAGGATTAATCGACAGAAAAGAAAATATTTGGAATCATCCTCAAGTAATTGATGTAAGTAATCAACATCATAAAATTCATGCAGCTTGTGCATTTTATAATTCAGGATTTAAAAATGCAGTTGCAGTAGTAGTTGACGGCGCTGGCTCTGAATTTACATATAAAGGTAAAGAAAAAGAACACGCTTTATGGGAAGTAGAATCAATTTTTAACTGTTCTTACGATACTGGAATAACTACAAAATTTAAACATTTCGGTTGTAGAGACCCTATTCCAAATTCATATAGCACTACTATGAATTTTGAGTATTTTGATGAGCCTGAGTCTCAATTTGAATGCATTATTACTGACCATGCAGGCATAGTAAAATGTTATGAAGCAGTTACAGAATATTGCGGATTCGATGCTATCGAAGCAGGAAAGACTATGGGATTATTCCCTTACGGTAAACCAATCGATAACTTGCCTCCCTTGTTTCAGCAAGATATGAAATTTCCAATTTCTAATAGAAACATTGTTATTCCTACATATCCAAATAGTGCAATACTCAACTCTGCAATGTACGGAGCTTTAGAACAATGGTTTTCTGAAGGAGTTGATCCTACTACACTAGATAATAGAAGAGATGCTGCATATTGGGTTCAAACTCAAACTCAACAAGCAGTTCTTAATTTTATTATTAAAGCTGCTACACAGACTGGAAATAACAACGTTGTTCTTAGTGGAGGTTACGGTTTAAATTGTGTTGCTAACTATTTTTATCTTACTAAATTAAATGAATTAGGTATTAATTTATATGTTGAACCCGTATCAAATGATAGCGGAACCGCAGTTGGAGCAGCATTATTCTGGTACTATATTTCATCGGGTGATACTGCTCTTAGAAATAAAGCTAATACATTATATCTTGGACCTCATTATAATTACACCGCAGAATATATTACAAATGCAGCAGCAAAAGTTGAAGCTGAGATTACAGATTGCACAGAAGACGATATTGTAGATTTATTATCTCGCAAACACATTGTAGCCATGTTTCAAGGTCGCAGTGAAAATGGTCCTCGTGCATTAGGAAATCGTTCAATTTTATTCGATCCAAGATATAAAGACGGAAAGGCATATGTAAATCGTGTTAAAAATAGAGAATATTTTAGACCTTTTGCAGGTAGCATTTTAGCAGAACATGCACACGAATGGTTTGATTTGCGAGGTATGGAAGATAGTCCGCATATGATGTATGCTGTAAACTGTCAAGAAGGTGTAGCTGAAAAAATACCATCAGTTATTCATGAAGACGGAACTTGCAGAATTCAAACAGTAACAAAAGAGAATAACGAAAATTTTTATGCGCTAATTAATGCTTTCTACAAAAAAACTGGCATGCCAATTTTGTTTAATACAAGTTTCAACTTAGGCGGAGAACCTTTAGTAGAAACTCTTGAAGATGCATTATGGACTCTAGAAAATTCGTTAATTGAATACTTATACTTGCCTGAATGCAAAAAACTTATTATATTAAAAAATGGCTAATATAAAGCAATTTGTTTGTCTTGGCGGTTTGCCTAGGACAGGATCCACTTTACTTTCTGCGATTCTTTCGCAAAATCCTGAGATACATGCAGAGGGCAATTCTGCTGTTTGTCAAATAATGTCCGATATATTGGTTACTTGCGAAACTCTTGCAAAAGAACAACTCACGGCAAATAATAGAGAACATACTAAAATAGATTTAATTAAAGAAATTCCTAACATCTATTATAAAGATGTAACTGCTTCTGTTATTGTTGACAAGTGTAGATCTTGGCCAACTAAGGATAATCAACTTTTATATAGACAACTCACTGCAAATCCTAAAACAATAATATTAACAAGACCTCTAGAAGAAATTGTTAAATCATTTATAAATCTATTTGAAGAAAACGGATACACTGGCAATCTTGAAAAACGTTTTTCAGAGATATGGTCCGCAGCTATTACACATGCAATCGAAGGTATTAAATGGGCTAAACAGAATAATACTGGAGAGTTTTTGTTTGTGTCGTACGATGAACTAACAACTGATACAGAAGCAACTATTAAAAAAATATATTCGTTTTGCGAATGGAAGAGTTTTAATCATAACTTTAATTCTATAGTAAACATGCATCCGGAAAATGACGATGTATATCAATTAAAAGGCATGCATGACATTAGAAGTAGTGTATCAAAAAGAAAATTAACTACACAACTATCTCCTGCAATGTTAAAACAATGCAGAGCATTAGACATTTAAATTAAATCAATAATTTCAAATACTGTTTGTAATTTAGTCTTAATAGTCTTATTAGAAAAACTTACTCTTAGTCCTTGATGTAAAGGTTTAGGAGGATTTTCAATCGTTGCCCAAGCCCATCCAATATGCTCTTCACTTAATATTGGAACAAATTCATTATCTACTAGGCATAGATATGTATGAAAATTAAATCCAGCATCATTACTAACAAACGTTTCGATAGGAATTGTTTTTAAGATAGTAAAATTACTACCAACTTCTTCAGCAATTTCTCTCTGTAGTCCTTGCCAAGGATTTTCACCTTCGTTGTTAGTGCCTCCAACAAGCCCCCATGTACCGGAATGCTTGCCTTCTGCTTTTTGTAACAATAAAAATCTGCGAGTATTTTTGGCGTAAATTAATGCACCACTGCATACTATCTTGTCAGTTATAGAGCTATTCTCCATTGTCCTTTCTTATACTCGCCTTCAAATGTTTTTGCCCACTCAACTCCGTTCCATCTATATTGAGTCTCAGTATAGAAATTTGTTTGATGAACTAAAGTCTCTGTATTTTCTTGTGCTGAAAATACTGTTATCCAATTGTCTCCGTCCCACTCAATAATATCATTTACTTCTGCAACAGTATCAGTACCGTCACTGTTCTTCCATGCATCAGGACCGTCGTAGTTTAGATTTAATTCATATGTGACTTCATCATCTGTTTGTATTTCTATATTTGAAACAATTACAAATTCTTTATCAGCACTTTGACCACCAACTCTAAACGTACTAATACTACCTTGCGGACTATTTACACCAGTAACAGTTATGATGCAATCGTTTGTGACATTTATTCCGCCTAGCTTGTTACCTCTAACTCTAATTCTGTCACCTTCTGCGTATCCTGTTCCTGCACTATTCCCAATAACGGCAGAATACATACCAGTTGACAATAATTGTGTAACATTAAAAGTTGCACCACTACCGCTTCCTGAAATAGTTGTACTTATAGTATTATAAAAAACAGGATTAGCCAAAGGCGATGACACTACTTCTACCCCATTAACTAATAATTTATGATCGTTAACTTTTTTATGTAGTATATTAGTATAAACATAATAAGATTTAGCAGCAGCAATAAATGTATCTCTAATGGTGCCACCTATACTATCAACAATTAAATATCTAACGCCAGTTTCAATTAGTTGATCTGTCCTTTCTTTATTAGGACGTTTAGGGTTGAAAGAAGTCGGGTCAACGATAGCGTCAAAGTAGCCCCATCGTCCTTCTATCCTAGCAGGTCCTTCTATAAGTGTATTAGAAGGAAATGTATCACTATCCCATGATGTAACTAACAGTGTAAAATCGGTTGGATGAACACTAATAGTACCAACTACTTCGGTGCCATCAGGCTGTCTTAGAAAGATTTTACTTAACCCTGAAGTTATTTTGCCCGGAAACTGACGTAGTGCCATGTCCCAAGATAACCAAGTACCGGGACTAACTTCGTTGCTACGCATACGAATAATATTAGATTCTACAACAATGTCAAAATTACCTATTGTAACTCTAGTTTCAAATAATGCTCCGACTGGGTCAACTTGTCCAGTTGCAGTATCAACTCCTAGTCCTTCGATATAGTCTTGGACAGCATCGCTTTTACCGCCATATATGTTATTAACAATGCTAGTAACAATACCTAATTTCTTAACTTTAACTGGCGGGCTTAGCCATACTGGAGTTTTTAAAGTTAATGTAGCAATATCAATTGCACTGTTTGTTCCTACAGGAACACTTCGTGAACTAAACACTACATCGCCTAATTCAACAACGCTTAAACTAGTCCAGTCAATGTAATTATCTGTAGTTTGTATTTCTAAACTTGGGTTAAACAATGTTAGTAGTTGTTCAAGTATTTGTAATTTTTGATCAGTACTTGTACTCCATATGTCAACTTTAAGACTAAGATCAAACGGAGTTGGCATTAAACGCTCAACAGTATATTGACCGCCTTGTGTATATTCATATGCACCAGTTTCTTCATTAATTGCACGTTCTCGTATGTGTAACTTACCTACATAAGTAGAGTCACCCATCCTGTCTCTGGCTAGATCTAAATCGCTAACATATACCGCAATACGAGGAGCACTAGCTACAGCATTTTCGCTGTTTTGATTAATGATACTGGCAGCTTGTCTATCTTGATCTCCATACATAACAGGAACACGAACTAAGGTTCCGTCACTATACTTGACTACAAAGTTAGATACTAGTCTAACTACCTGTGTAATATATCGTCTTAATTGGCCGTCATAAAAATGTTGCATTAGAAATCTGCCTTAGGTCTAAGAGCTTTACTGATACTCTGTCTTTCTGATTCTCGCTTATTGTATAATGTAACAGTCCATTGTCCAGGCAACGGTAATTTAACTCCATCAGGTAAAGTAATTCTAATAAAATTAGTTGTATTACCTACTACATTATACGATGTGATTATATTTTCATTCTCACTAACAACATAATCAAACTCTATAACAGACTGTTCAATTACAACATACAACGCTGTGTTGTACAAATCATAATCTATTAATGTATTGATAGTGTTACCTGTATTAGGCTGATTATCAATAAACGTCTGCCCAAATGTAACAACATCATCAGCAACTGACATAGTGTAAGTATATTTTTTATTGTTAATAAATCCAAGTCTGTGAGTTTTTCTACTATCAGTGTTAGTCATAGTATGACGTACAGCATCTTCTATCTTAATCCAACGTTGCCCGTCATATCTAAACAGTCTATTTGGCATCATATCGTTGCGCAAAAAGTAGTCATCAGCTTGTGCTCCTGCAGGGAAAGCAATACCAAACCCAAAATCTGCACCATTCGGTGGAACACCATCTCCGATCAAATATCCTGCATATCCAGCACGTTTAGGTTTTGCTGCCATTGCATCTGCACTAAGAGTAGTAGTGCTTGCATCTGGCGGAGTTGATGAATCATCTGCTGTATATAACTTAGGTTGTCCTTTTTCATCAACTGCTAATGTATATAAATGTCTAGTTTCATATCCACTGTTCGGAGCATCTGCCTCAGCTTGTGCAATAATTGCATCATTAATTTGTAAATTTTTACTATTAGTACTGAGAATATCTTGTAGACTCTGACCACCATATGCACTAAAGAAACTAGAATTTGGAGGCGGAGTGTTGACAGGCGTGCTAGCTGTAACAGTATACAATGTACCTTGATAGCGAACAATTTGTCCTGTAGTATATGTTTGTGTAGGATCATAATCTCCTACAAAGTTAGCATTGGTGTCTACTGGTTTAGTTAGAATATCAGCAAACTGTTGACTATCAACTATCTTTTTAAGTTTTAATCTGTATAAATGCGGATACCAAGTTTTACTAAATCCTTCAGCAGCACGACCTATATCATCAATTACAAAATAACGAGGCATCGCAACGTCAAACTCATTAAGTGCAAATTCGTCACGTAGATGAGGTAGTTCTAATACGTCTCCGCTTAGTGGTTTACGCCCTACTGTACTAACAAAATCATTAATATGCACAGTCATAAAAACTGTATCTTGATCAATAAACAATCCAAACTGACTTAAATTAAAATCAATATCTTGTACATTATAAATGCCACGTAGTGTAAAGATAGAACTATCATATTTTCTATCACGATTTTCTAAAAATAGCAAGTCTTGTATGTTTGTTTCTTTAACTGCATCATACATAGGTTGATCTGCTGTAGATTCTCCTTCGAGTGGATTTTTAGGTCCTAAGTATTTGTGCAAGTATATATCAGTACCGCCCACCTGAAACATTTCAGATATGTTGCGATCTAGGAACTTGTAATCGTTGCCCTTTTCGGGTTTGTAAAGTGATAAACGTGGCATAGTAGTATATTTAGCGCATAAATAATACGGGAGATACAAATGTCAGACAATCCACAAGCAGTTAAACAACAAGTTTTTGATTATTGCCGCACTATGCTAGGTGACGGTATGATTGACGTTGAACTCGATCCAATTCACTATGAAACAGCACTGGACAAGGCTCTAGTACGTTTTAGACAACGAAGCCCTAATGCAGTAGAAGAAAGCTACATGTTTTTAGAATTAAAAAAGGATCAAAATGATTACATATTGCCTAGAGAAGTTATTAATGTGCAATCAGTATTTCGTAGAACTTTGGGATCAAGAACTGGTGGAGGAACTGGTACAAACTTTGAACCTTTCAATCTTGCGTACACTAATACGTATTTGTTAAACAGCACCATGCTGGGCGGCATAGCTACCTACTATATGTTTGCCAGTTATCAAGAAATGATTGGTAAAATTTTTGGTAGTTTTATTGAATTTCAATGGATTCCTACAAGCCGCATACTAAGAATATTACAACGTCCATTTAGTGAAGGCGAAACACTATTACTACGCTGCCAGAACTTTAGACCAGATTACACAATTATTGAAGACATTTATGCTAAACAGTGGATACGTGACTATAGTCTAGCTAACTGTAAAATTATGTTAGGTGAAGCCCGTAGCAAGTTTGCTAGTATTGCTGGCCCGCAAGGTGGCGGCAGTCTAAATGGTGGGGATCTAAAGAGTGACGGTAAAGCAGATTTAGAAAAGTTAGATAAAGAATTAGAAACACTTGTTAGTGGTGGTACAGGTTATACATTTATCATAGGTTAAAGATGAAAGTTTACGATATTATTACAGAAGTTCGACAGCCCAAGCCAACTAAAAGACAAGCACAGTCTACTAAGGGCATGGATATCTACGGTGATAAAGAAAGATCCGACAGCACCTATGTAGCGTTTAAGCTAGGGCAAGCTATGGCCTGTACAGACGGCAAATCAAAACCAGATATGGATGGGAAAAGCTGGTATGGTAAAAAGAAAACTATCCATCCTTATACTAAAGAAGAACACGACATGTTTGTTCAAGCTGCTAAAGTAGTAGGCGCAGATTACGAAGATTTAAATCACGGTGACATGCGTAGTTTAGAACTAGACACTACTAATAAAACAAGTCCAGTAGCTAAACCAAAGCGCAACAAATACGGTATATAAATTTTTAACTAGTTAGGAGAAGTACTATATAATAGTAAATCTCTACACTGGATATGAAAAATAAAATATCAACTCTATACATTACCGGCGACAGTTTTAGTCAAATAATTCCCGACGATGTAAACGACCAACTTTGGCCGATACAGTTAGCTAGGGTTATCAATGCTAAACTACAAAACACTAGTTGTTACGGAGTTTCACAAGACTGGAATTGGTCTATTTTAGAAGAATGGTCAGATAAAATAACTTCAGACGATCAGCTAATTGTAGTACTCACTGATCCGGGAAGATTTTGGTTCATTGAAGATAAACCTGAACTTTCAAATTCATGGATAGTAGAATCAGAATTTGAAAAATTAATAGGTAATAGTGAAATCAAAAAAGCAATCGAGTATTATATCCAATATATACAGCGACCTAAGATAGATTGTAGATTTTTAATGCATCGATTAGGCTGGCTTAATAATCTTGTAAGAATAAACAATTGGAAGAAGCCGTTAATACTACTAGCATTTGATCAATTCGTACCAAATCCTCAGCACTATCCTGATCTAACAATTGTGCCCGGCAATTTAATGCATGTTTCCCATGCTGAAACAGATATCAATGATCCCATTGATTATAAATTTGTTGACACCCGACATAATCATTTTACATTATCTAACCATACTATTTTAGCTACTAAAATAGGAAAGTTTCTAACAACTGGCGAAGAGATTGACTTAAAATCAGGTTTTATCAAAAACGTGTATACGCAGACAGCAATTAATAATCCTGACTTTGTCAAGAATGAGTTGTCATTGGCAAATTTTGAAAGATATAAATTATACAAGTCAACACAGCCTGGAGACCATATTTCAATTATGAATCGCATTCGTGCTATGCAAAGAAAATAATCAATCGGCAAAAAAATTTATTGACAATTATATCTAATTATAGTACATTATACTATTACATGGGGGCAATATGATTATAGGTGTATGCGGGTTTATTGGTTCTGGCAAAGATACTGTTGCTGACTATCTTACAAATTTTCACGGATTTAGACGAGAATCATTTGCCAATAGTTTGAAAGATGCAGTAGCACATGTATTTGGTTGGGACAGAACAATGCTCGAAGGGCGTACAAAACAGGCCCGTGAATGGCGTGAACAAGTAGATCCTTGGTGGGCAGACCGACTCGGCATTCCAACTCTTACTCCTCGTTGGGTCTTACAATATTGGGGAACAGAAGTGTGCCGTCGAGCATTTCACGATGACATTTGGATTGCCAGCCTTGAAAATAAACTCCGAAACAGCCGAGACGACATTGTTATTAGTGACTGTCGCTTCCCTAACGAAATTAAATCAATTAAAGATGCAGGTGGCATTGTAGTACGTGTAGTTCGAGGACCTGAGCCAGACTGGTATCAAGATGCTATAGATATGAATGCAGGTGACCGTTGTATAACTTATATGACTGCTAAAGTACGTATGCAAAAATTGGGAATACATGCTAGTGAAACTGCATGGGTTGGAACTAAGTTTGACTTAGTTCTAGATAACAATGCCACTATTGATGACTTGTTTGCACAAGTTAAAAGTCTGGTTTTAGAGACCCCTGCTTCCATTGAAAACCCTCCTTATGGAGAGTCCTTTGGCAGTTTGCACACACTGTCTTAAGATTTGCAGGACGGGAGTTATTTAGATTCCCGTCTACGTGGAACACATTAAACTGTTCCTTATACTTGCTTTTATAGCCACACTTATCGCATTCTGACTTCATGCGATATCCATCTTGATACCACTTGGG